ACGTGCCGGTGGACGGAGATCCGGGTGTTCCGGGACGCGGACGGGTATCTCATCCACCGGTCCGGCATGACGATCGTCCCGGGCGAGAGCGCCCGCCACCCGGTGGTGCGGGTGAGGACCGCGTACGAGGTGGTGGAGTCCCTGACCTCCCGCGTGGCCGGCGGGGCGCACCTGACCCGTACTCCGGCCATGGCGCTGGCCCAGTGCGCGGCGTACGACGTGCCGTTGCGGGACGCGTACGAGAACCGTGCGGTGAGCTGACCCGGTCTGTGGTTTAATTAAAGGAAAGCGACAGACGGAGGAACGATGACGGACAAGCCCCGGGTCCTGGACCTGTTCTGCAACGCGGGCGGAGCGGCGGTCGGATACGCGCGCGCCGGGTTCGAGGTGGTGGGGGTGGACCTTCATCCGCAGCCCAACTACCCGTTCCGGTTCGTTCAGGGCGACGCGATCACTTTCGTCACTATGAACGGACCCGAATTCGACCTGGTGCACGCGTCCCCTCCGTGCCAGTACGGAGCTGCCATCACGCTGGGGACGAACAAGCACCGCCAGAGCCTGCACCCGAATCTGTACCCGTCCACGTCGGCAGCTCTGGAAGGGACGGGGCGACCGTACGTGATCGAGAACCCCGATGCTCGCCCTGACGTGGTGCTGTGCGGGGAGATGTTCGGTCTCGGGGTGCTCCGTCACCGGAAGATCGAGCTGGGTAACTGGACCACGGAGAGGCCGAAGCACGTCAAGCACCGGGGCCGGGTCCGGGGCTGGCGTCACGGAGAGTACTTCGACGGCCCGTACATCGCGGCCTACGGCAACGGCGGTGGCAAGGGCAGCGCACAGGAGATGCGCGAGGCGATGGGCATCGACTGGACGGATGACCGTGACGAACTGGTGGAGATGCTCCCCCCGGCGTACACGGAGTGGATCGGCCGCGTCTTCCTCGCGCAGCGTGAGGGGGCCCAGGCATGATCGTCCTTGACACGTTCTGCAAAGCCGGAGGAGCCGGCCAGGGGTACGCGGACGCGGGATTCACCGTGGTCGGTGTGGACATCGAACCGCAGCCGAACTACCCGTTCGAGTTCCACCAGGGCGACGCGGTGGAGTTCATCCGGACCTACGGCAGGGAATTCGACCTGGTCCACGGGTCTCCTCCGTGCCAGCGGTACACCAAGGGAGCGGGAAAGGCGGGGAGCAGGGACCGGCACCCGGACCTGGTCGTACCTACCCGGGAGGCCATGCGGACGACCGGGCGCCCGTACGCGATCGAGAACGTGGAAGAGGCCCGCCGGGATCTGGTGAACCCGGTCATGCTGTGCGGGGACGGCCTCGGGATCGGGGTGTTCCGTCACCGGTTGTTCGAGACCTCGTTCCCGGTAGGGCAGCCGGATCATCCCCGTCATTCCGGCCGTGTCGGGGACGGCAGGTTCGTTACGGTCACAGGCCACACCGGGGGTTCGTCGTCCAGGGACGGATGGACCAACGGAACCGTGACGGACTGGCGCAAAGCCATGGGCACCCCGTGGATGACCGCTGCGGAGATGGCCCAGGCGATTCCGCCAGCGTACACGGAGTGGATAGGCCGCGCCTTCCTCGCGCAGCGGGCCGAAGTAGGTTAAGCTAAATCAGACAGAGGAAGGAGCGGCACCATGTCGCAGGAGACCGAAGTGAAGCTCGGCCGTGGCAGGCCGCGTCCGGAAGAGGCGATCCAGCGGGACGCGTCCGTGTTGAAGCTGCTGAGGAGCGGCCCGCTCACCCGCAACCAGCTCCGGGACGCGACCGGGCTGACGGGCACGATCGTGTACCTGTCGCTGAGCCGGCTGCGGCGCGAGGGCAAGGTGAAGCTGTGCCAGGGCACGGCGGGCAACCGGGTGTGGTCCACGGACGTGGACGGCCCGTGTCCCTGAGGACGTGATCCGTTCCACTTACCCGAGGCCCCGTCATATGACGGGGCCTCTTGCGTACCTCCGGTAACCTCAGCTTTAATTAAATCCGTCGGAGGAACCGAACAGACGGACGACCCGGGAAGCCTGCCTGCCCCCACAGACGTATGCTGGTCAGGTAAACCCGTAAAGGAGAGACTTACCGTGGATACCACTCCCCCACGCACGACGAAGTACCGGGCGCTGGCGGACGCCCTGCGCTCCGCGATTGAACGCGGCGAGTACCCCGCTGGCGGGACGCTGCCCACGGTGGCCGAGCTGAGGACCACGTACGGGGCCACCAACGACACGGTGAAGTCCGCGTTCCAGGTGCTGGCCCGCGAGGGCCTCATCGACACCGGACAGGGCCGACGCACCCGCGTACTGTCCCGGCGCCCGGTCATCCACACGTCCTCTTCCTACGTGGCCCCCACGGCGGACGGGGGCCAGCAGACCTGGACCAAGCGCCTGGCCGAACTCGGCATGCGGGGCACCCAGCGACTGGGCCGGGTCGGCGAGGTTCCGGCGCCGGACGATGTGGCAGCCGAGCTGGACATCGAGCCCGGCGCCCCGGTGCTGCTCCGGCCCCGGGTGATGCTGGCGGACGGGGAACCGGTGGAACTCGCCGACTCCTTCTACCTGCTGGCCGTGGCCTCGGGCACCGCGATCGCCCAGCAGGGGCTGGTGCGAGGCGGGACGTACCGGATTTTCGCGGACCGGGGCTGCCCGCTGGTGGACCGGCAGGAGACGATCGCGTTCGGACCGGCCACCGAGACGGACCAGCGAGACTTGGCGCTTCCGTCCTCCGCCTGGGTGGTCCGGATGCTCATCACGCACCGGACGACCGGCGGGGCCCCGATCAGCGTGGACCGGTGCACGCTGCGGGCCGACCGGTACCGGCTGACGTACACGGTTCCCGTTCACGGGTGAGTGTGGTTTACTTAAATCAGACGGACCGAGACGACGGAGGGACATGCGATGCGTATCACCCTAGGTACCGAAGAGCGTTTCTACATCTGGGGCAAGCGAGTCGTCCGTCTCGTGGTCAAAGATGGGCTGGCTCTCATGTACGGATGGACCGGCTATGTCGGAGTGGTAGACCCTGATCAGGTGCCTGAAATCCACAACGCCATAGAAACGCGCAAGCCGCGGTCATAACTAATCCAGCTCAACCCGAAGCCGTTCACCCAGTAAGACGGACAGAGACGACTGAGGAAGACCATGGAACTGACGGACGTACAGGTGGGTGTCCTGGAAGACGTTTTCGACGTGATCCGGGACCGGCTCCACCACTACCCGGACGGAGAGCTGGGCTGGAACACGGAGCAGGTCCAGGCCTTCCACGACCTGGACGCCAAGCACCGCGCCGAAGCGAAGAAGCGGAAGTTCTGGTGGGCCCGGTAAGACAGCCCGAACTCAGCCCCACCCGAAGCCCCTGCCGGGAACGTTCCCGGCAGGGGCTTCGTCGTGCCCGGACAGCGGACAGCGGACAGGACAGCGGACAGGACAGCGGACAGGACAGCGGACAGGACAGCGGACAGGACAGCGCGGCGAAGGGGGTTGTCCTAGCTGTACCGGTTAGGTTACGGTGTTCTGGTATAGTTAATTCAGACGCACCGAGACACCGACGGAGGAAGCGATGAAAACGGTCACCCGCATGGTCCCGGTGGAGCGGGACGGGAAGCAGCACCTCGTTCCGCAGGAGTTCCAGGTACCCCGGGACTACGACGCGATGGCGCTCACCGCGGTGCTCACCGCCGCGTCCCTGGCGGTGGCCGGCGCCATCACCTGGTCCACGGTCGCGATCGGCGGTCTGCTGTCCGGCGTGGCGCCCGTATGGGCCGCGTACCTGGTGGCCGGAGTGTTCGACCTGGCCTGGATCGTCTGCCTGATCCTGGAATGGCTGTGCCGGTTCGACCGGGCCCGCGCAGCCCTCCCGGTCACCTGCGGGTGGGTCGCGCTGGCCCTGTCGGTGTGCCTGATCACCCTGCACGGGGCCTCCAACGGGGGCACGGCGCTGATGGCCGGGACCGTGGACTGGTCGGGCCGGGGCACGGTCCTCGGAGCCTGCGGCGGGGCCGTCTCGGTCATCGCCAAGGGCATGGCCACGGTGGTCATGCGGCACACGTCGGTGGCCATGGACCCGGCGTCGGAGGCCTGGCTGAGCGCGGAGCGCGCGGAGGTCAACGCCACGCTGGCGGTCACAGCGGCCCGGCGCCAGCTCACCCGCACCCAGTCCCGCATCGCGACCGAGACGCTGGCGCTGTCTGCCCCTGTCCAGGACAGCCGGACCGAAGTTGTCCGGGCTGTCCCGACCGGACAGGACACCCCTCGGACAGTCCCTGTCCTGTCCCAGGACAGTCCTGAGGACAACGGACAGGACAGGACAGCGATCCCCAGGACAGCCCGGGACACCCCTGCGGACCTGTCCGGGAGGCTGTCCCAGCGGGCGTTCGTCCGGGGACTCCTGTCCGCCGATCCCGGACTGTCCGACACCGACCTGTCCTCCGCTGTCCGCACCGAATACGGAGCGGACACGAAGGCGGACAGCATCCGCAAGGCGATCCAGCGAGCCCGGGGCGACCTGTCCCAGGCCGTGTGAACCGACAACCGAGAAGAGGAACCGAGATGGGATACGAAGCCCGCACCTGTGGCGCCTGCAACGGGGCCAAGGGCCGCATGGTGACCACCCAGGACGGCAAGACCACCCGGTCTTCCTGGCAGAACTGCGGAGCCTGCGGAGGCAAGGGCGTCCGCTAGAACCCCGCGCTCCCCCGGATGAGTCCGGCACCCGCGTCACGGCGGAGGAGCGCACGTAGCAGACGGAAACGACCGGGACGACGGAGGAAGAGATGAGCAGCACCATCGGATGGGCCGCGTACGCCGCGGCGAACACAGCGGCCGGCGCGGTGGCAGCGGAAGGCCTGTCCCCCGCGCTGGTGGCGGGGCTGGGGCCGGTGGCCGCTGCTGCGGTGACGCTGGTGGCGGGCACGAAGGCGCTGCTGGACCTCAGCGCCGCGTACGGCCCTGTACCGGCCGTTCTCGCACCCGCCCTGGTCCAGGTCACCGCGCTGCTGGGACACGGCCACAGCAGCGCCCCCGCAGCCGCATCGGTCGCCCTGGCCGTACTCGCGCAGTCCGCCCGGAAGGTGTCCCGCTCATGAGCATCGCCTTCGTCTGGCCGCTGTTCATGGCCATTGCCCTGATCGGGATCCGGACCCAGCGCCCTCCCGGGACCCCGGACCGGGGCGCGTTATTCGCCGCTGTCTTCGCTCTCGGCGCCCTGTCCGGGGCGCTCGCCGTACTGAACTGAAAGGAGGAACGGCCATGAATTACGTATCGCTCGGAGGCCTGGCCGTAGGTCTCGCCATCATTGCCGGGCATATCACGCTGTGGGTCATGGGGGGAAAGGCCAAGGGATGGCGGGGACTGGTTCTGCCGTTCCTCCCGATCTTCCTCTACGGAATGCTGCTCACGCTGTCCGCAGGCGGGGCCCTGGGATGGCTCGCGCACATTTCTCTGTGGGGCTCCAACCAGGTCGGGGACAAAGCCCTTCTGTACGGCGTCGGAAGCGGGACATCGAACGTCACACGTTCCGTCTCCATGGTGCTCACCCCGCCCGGCCACCTGGTCGTGCTGGTGGCGACCGTGGTGCTGGTCCTGGTCTTCCTGAGGTCCAGGAAGATCAGCCGGCTGGAGGTCTCGCTGTACTTCGTCAGCGGCACCTGCCTGGCCCTGTCCTCGGGCGTGGCCGGGTTCTTCGCCACCCTCATGGCGCCCGGCGTGGACACCCTCGGTGGCTGGGTCGCTGGGTACATGTAGCCGTTCGTTCGGTGTTCGTTCGGCCCCGGAAAGACCCTCCGGGGCCGTTCGGCGGTAGCCGACCTGGGCGAACGCACCGAACGAACACCGAACGAACGAACACCGAACAGTGACCGGAAGGGAAGAGGATCATGGAGTACGGGGCATCCACAGCGGTTCCGGCGCAGCCGGTCACCGAGCAGCAGCCGGACAGCGGGATCAGCGCGGGAGGGGTGTTCACCCTGGTCGTCGCGGTCGGTATCGCGGTCGCGGTGAAGTGGACCGGGCGCCGGAACCGGACCGTGCCGCAGACGGGTCCGAAGCAGGACACGAAGGGCTCTGGAAGCGCTCCGGAAGCGCTGCCGGTCGTCGGCATGGAACAGCTCCGGGGGAATTCACCCGCGCCGGTCCTGGAAAAGGCAGCGGAAAAGGGGGCGTCCCTGATGGACGGTCCCCGGGCGAAACTGCTCGCGCACAAGCTCGGTATCCCGCAGGCGCTGGCCCAGAAGCTCCAGAAGGAATCCTGGTCTGCAATGTGCCGTGACCGGAACCTGGCCGGACTGGAGCGCGGGGAGATGGAGGCGACCCCGTACGGCGTGGCCGTGCATGTGGAATTCCGGGGGCGCCTGGACTTCGCCGTTGTGCAGCGGGGTGTGGACCAGCTCGAAACCGGGCTGGACGTTCTCTCCGGGACGATCCGTCTGCGCAAGGGGGTCACAGCCGGCCGCGGCATCGTGGACGTACGGCTGCGGGACCCGCTGGCGGACGGGGTGCCGTGGGAGGCCCCTGCCGTCCCGGTCCGCCTGGCGCACCCGTTGAAGCTGGCGGTGACCGCGTTCGGGGATACGGTGGAGCTGGACCTGAAGCAGCGCATCGGCGTCTTCGGCACCTCCGGCTCCGGAAAGTCCTGCGCTCAGCGGCTGATCGGGGCGCACGTCGCCGCGGCGATCGATGCCGAGCTGGACGTCTGGGACTTCAAGCACGGGGTGGAGGCCCAGCACTACGCGGGCAAGGCGCACCAGGTGACCTCGGTGGGGGACGCGGTGTCCCGGGTGGACTGGCTGCTGGATACCGAGTTCCCCCGACGCGCGGCGAAGATGAAGGAGCGCGGCGTCTCCGAATGGGTGGAGACGCCGTGGGATCCGGCACTGGTCATCGTGGTCGATGAGGGCAATGCCCTGGTCCGTGGCTTCGGGGAGTGGCGCGAGGAAGCAGAGGAAGAGGGAGGGAAGGCCGGCGCGAAGGGTGCCCCGCTGAAGCGGCTGTTCACCGCCGTGGAGCAGGGCCGGGCGCTCGGGGTGTACTGGGTGTGGGCCACCCAGTTCCCGAAGGCCGCTTCGCTCCCGACCGAGATTCGGTCCCAGCTCAACGCCACGGTGTGTATGAAGCTTCGTACCGACGGGGAAGCGCGCGTGGTCTTCGGTGACGACGACGTGTCCGCCGGCTGGGCCCCGCAGGATCTGTACGGCCCCGGCTGGCTGCTGGTCCAGGACGACACGCACACCGAACCGGTGGACGCGAAGGCTGTCTGGCTGTCCGTGGACAGTTTCCGAGCCCTGTCCGGGACGGCGGGCAGCGGACAGGACACGGACAGGGCGGAGGACAGGACTGTCCTCCCGATCCGGACAGCCGGACAGTCCCTGTCCGCCGACTGTCCTGTCCCGAGTCCTGTCCTGTCCGCTGTCCCGGACAGGACAGCGTCCACGGTGTCCCTGGACATCTGGACTGTCCTGCTGCTGTCCTCGGACAGCCTGTCCCTGTCCGAGCTGGCGGACAGGACAGGCCGCGCGAAGTCCTCCGTCCACGGCGCCCTGGCGAAGATGCTGGAGAAGGACGAAGTGGTCCGGGACGGGGACGACTACCGGCTGCGGGTGGCGGACACCGACTGCGGGGGCGACGGCTCGTGAACTGGATCCTGCGCCTGAACGCGTTCTGCGCGAAGTGCGGCTGGTGGTCGTCCCCGGGTTGCGGACACTGAGGAACTCTGCTTTAATTAAATCAGACGGAGGGCGGGACGAGAGACCTCAGGTCTCGACCGGGCAACCGGGGTCGCAACCGCCCTCCGCCACAGACACCGGATCCACGACGGAGGAACATCCCATGCGGAACCCCTTCAGGCGCAGTGACTCCTACAGCTACGCCAGCCGGAGCAAGGCCACGGCCCAGTGGAAGGCTGGGACCGCCGGCCGGTCCGCCGGCCACTGGAAGAACCTGAAGAAGAACGCGGCCAAGGGCCAGGCCTGGTCCGACCGCCAGCGCTGATCCGCCGGCCGGGAGCCGGAAGAAGAAGACCGGGAACGATCCCAAGGAGAAGAAGATGTCTGACGCCAGCGCGCTCGACGCCGCCTCGCAGCAGGTCGGCAACGCCGAACCGGTCAAGCAGCACACCACGGCCACGCCCCCGCCCCGGGTGGAGAACCCCCAGCCCGGAACGACCATCGACGAGTACGACCGCCAGCGCTGACCCCCGACCCTGGAACCCCCGCCTGAATCAGGCGGGGGTTCTGTGTTGCGCGCGACGCCGAGTCTGTGGTTTAATTAATTCAGCAGGACAGCACCGGACAGACGACGGAGGACCCGATGAACGCCAGCAGCCGCACGAACCGCCGGACGGTCGCAGCCCGCAGCAAGGCCACCCGCACCACCCGTCGTGCCGTCAAGGCCGTGGCCACCGAGGCCCCGCAGCCGGCGAAGACGCACATGATCGCGGCCGGGATCGACGCGGCCACCGCGAAGCGGTTCTCCGGAGCGTTCAGCACCAAGGTCACCCCGACCGCCACGGGCGAGACGGTGATCAAGCTCAAGGGGCGCCGGACCAAGCTGGTCCCGGTCAAGCTGTACGACCTGGCCACCTTCACCGCCCGGCTGTCCGTGTACCGCCCGAAGGACATCACCGCTGCCGGGATCTTCGCCCGTGCGGCCCACAAGCTGGCTGCGTAACGACTCCCGCCCCGGTCTCCGCAAGGGACCGGGGCGGTGCTTTAATCAAACTGACAACGGACGGAGGACGGACATGGTGTACGGACACTTCACCGAGCGCAGCGCGTACGCGGAACTGGTCTGCGAGGACGTGGACGGCGGGGGCCTGCTGGTCTTCGTCAAGCAGGCCCGGGGCAGCGAGGACGGGGAGGCCAGGATCACCCTGTCGGCGAACCAGGTCTCCGCCCTGCGCACCTGGCTGGCCACGGACCGGGACGCGGACACCTGCGCCTGCCCCGAGCTGCACCCCGGCGTGGACCACGAGACCTGGACCGATGCGCTGGCCCGCAGCGAGCCGGGGGACATCCCGCTGCACCTGGAGACGCAGGCCGAGCGGGAGGCCCGTCCCGCACAAGGGCGCCACGCCCGCCAGGTGCAGCGGCTCCGGGACGACATGGCCCAGGACGTGGCCGACCTTCCGATGTGCTTGGACCCCACATGCCCGGCCGTCAATACGAGTCCTCCGGGGGACTGTGCGGCCGCCCCGGCAGCGGAACCGGGCTCTGACGACCTGACGCTCAGCGAACCTGCCTACCTGGCCTGGCGCGACCGCATCCGCCGAGCCCACGGGTCGTGAGCACCGTGGTACGGCCGCGTCCCCGTACGATGGTCTCGATCTCCCCCGGCCGCGCTCCGGTGCTGCCTCCGCGCCCGTGGTGGATGGATCTGGGCGCGTGCAGCGGGACCGACGATCCGTTGTTCGTAGCGGACACGGGCGAGGCGGAACGGGCGGAGCTGGCCGAGGAGAAGTACTGCGGCCGGTGCCCGGTGCGGGTCCAGTGCCTGGCTCTGGCGCTGAAGACCAAGTCCCCGGACGTGTGGGCCGGGACCACGCTGGCCCAGCGCACGGCGATGGCCAGAATCCGTACCCGGTCCAAGTGCCCGGTCTGCTCGTGTAGCACACTCATTCGAATCGAGGACCACGACGCGTGTCTTGCCTGCGGACGGTCGTGGCGCACGGAACGCGGGCGTGAAGGACAACAGCCTGATGGTGATGACGACCGATGACCTGCGCGAGCATGCGGAGAACCTGGACCGCGCGCTGAACCGCAAGATCACCGATCTGTGGGAGTGCGACGACCCGGCCCGGCGCACGGCCCTGCTGAAGCAGACCAAAGCGATACGGGCCCGGATCGCAGAACTGAACGAACTGATCGAGACAGACTGATGGAGGAATCATGGAAGACGCACGTCAGCGGGTAATCGATCTGTCCGAGCTGAACCCGGGCCGGTCGAAGTACATGGAGTTCGTCCAGGCTCTGGACATGTACGGGCTTGAGCGGGAGACCGTGGCGAGGACGGACCTGTTGATCCAGGCCCAGCAGCTTCGGGCCACGATCGCCAAGCTGGAAGCTCGGTCCGAGCGACTGGGCAAGCTGGAGGCTGCCGGGGTGGACAACTGGGAAGGCTACGGCTTCGCTCTCCGGGACGAAGAGGACGGATCATGAGCGGGGCACGCGAGGCACTGGACACGTTCGTGAAGCAGTACGGGGCGAACGCCGGGTACGCGGTGAGGTTCCCGGTCCTGCTCGATGCCCTGGTGGCGGAGGTCCGGGCGGAGGAACCGGCCACGTGCCAGGACTGCGGACACCTGGAAGCGGCGCACACAGGGGACAACGACCCGACATGCAACGCATCCTTGGCCCGGGTGCGTAGCTGCACGTGCATGTTCTACATCCCGAGCTAGACCCCGATCACCGAAGGCGTACGAACTCCCCGCTGGAGTTCGTACGCCTTCCCCCATGCCGCGCGCCAACGCCAGGCATGGTCCTCCAGCCGGTTCGCCGCAGCCACCGCCTGGGACAGTTCCTCCCGCAGCGCCGGGGACTCCCGCAGCCGCTTCAGCTCCCGGTACCAGGTGCGCGGGCGGTCCGCCAGGATGCCGGAGCCGGCCGCGTGCAGCCGGGCGTACTCCGGACGGGGCGAGGCCACCCACGGGACACCCGCCGCACACATCTCCAACGGCTTGAGCCGGGACTTGGCCCGGTTGAAGCGGGTGTCCGCCAGCGGGGCGATGCCGATGCCGATCCGACCGACGGATTCCGGCCACTGTTCCAGCGGGATCCTTCCGCCCTCCGGCTCCTCCGGCAGCCCGAACGCCCGCGCGCACCCGGCCGGGTCCCCACGCACCTCGAACCTGGCGCCCTCCGCCACCAGCCGGGAGACGGCCGCACCGACCGCTTCCGGGTCGTTGGGGTGGGAGTGCAGCGACGCGGGCCAGCCGATGATGTCGGAGTCCACATGCGGTACGTCGTCGTACGCGGAGGGAAGGTAGTTGTCCAGCACCACGCCCCGGCCGTGCGCCGCGTACACGGGCAGCAGAGCCTTCGTGGATACCGTGACCAGCGTGGCCGCCCGGCACGCCGCGTTCAGGTTGCGCCAGGACGACATGGACACGGTCCCGCCCGGCAGCTTGCGCCCCTCGTTGCGGGGGTGGAGCCCGTGCCACGCCGGGTTGTCCGGGTGCACCGAGGTGAGGTCGTCGTCCACGTCCACGACCACCGCGGTGCCCTGCTGGCGCAGCACGCTCACCGCCTGCGCGAGCCGGCTGTTCGTGATCCTCTGGAACACCACCACGTCCGCTTCGGTGTCCACCTTGACCACCTCTTCACCCCGCATGTGCAGCATGACGCGGCGGTCCGCCTGCTTCACCACGGTCACGTCGTGCCCGGCCCGGCGCAGCGCCTCACCGGGCCCGGTCATGCGCAGCAGGCCCCCGGCCCAACTGTCCGTGGGGTATACCAGCACCTTCACGCGGGGTCCGTCGCCTTCCTCGCACGGGCCGGACGCTGAGTGATCTGGGCTTCCAGCGCTGCCACTCGGGCAGTCAGCGCGTCCACCTTGGTGGCCAGCGCGTGCAGCTCGGTGTGCAGGCTGTCGGGACCGGCGTCCGCCTCGGTCAGTACGCGGTCCACTTCCTGGCGGACCAGGTGAATGATCCGGTCATCCATCGCCATCGTCGGTGCTCCTCAGGCTGCGGTGGTGAAGGCGGACTGGACCTTCGCACTGATCGTGGTGGGCTTGTAGAAGCCGAAGTGCGCGGCTACACCGACGACGAACGAGACCGCGGTCAGGACCAGCGCAGTGCCGAAGTCGAATCCGTCCGGGGCCGTGGACCACTCGGTGAGGAAGGACAGCACAGCGGACAGGAACAGGTGCAGGACCGCCTTCACCCCGGCCGGGATGTTCGCGGAGGTGACCAGGCCCACCAGGACCGGGAGTACGAAGGAGATGGCCAGACCCAGCCAGTAGGCGGTGTCCAGGTTGACATCCATGACGGTTCCTCTCAGGAAGCGAGTCTGGCAGCGAGCAGGTCCGCCACCTTGGTTGCGATGGCGGTGGTCTGTTCGTCGGTCAGCGTGACGGGGGTGCCGGTGACCTTGAGCGCGTTCACGGCCGTCTCGGTGCGCCGGGCTACGGTCTCGATGTTGCGCACCGATGTGGCCAGGGTGATGAACTTGTTCGGGTCGTCCTCCACCGGGTTGGCAATGACGTTGTCCTTGAGCAGGACGCGGGTTGCCACGGTCTCGATGCTGGTACTGCTCAGGTCCACTGTCGTCACGTCGTCCTCCGTGCTCGGTCCGGCTGCCAGGTGCGCGGCCACCAGTGCCCGCATGCCCACCATAGTGAATCCGCGCGGGTCGATCTTCCGGGTGGTCCACTCCAGATGCCCGATCACCGACTGGGCGCCCCAGCCGTGGAACTCGCAGACCGCGGCCTGTACCCGGACCATGGCTTCGAGCTGCACATCGGGCCACGGGTCCTTGCCGGTGCCCAGGTTCACGCACTCCCACCCGTAGAAGTGCGCGTTCCCGTCCACCGTGTCGGCCCCCGGCGCCGGGATCCGGGTCTCGTCCAGCACGGCGCTGTAGACGTTGAGCGCGCCGGCGCCGGCATGGTTGGACCGGCCGTTGCCGACCAGCGTCACCGTGCCGTCCTTGTGGACGACCCCGGTGCACAACGGGCCCGGCAGGTCGGCCCGGCCGGAGTAACACGTCTCGACGATCCCGGCGCCGTCGCCGGACGCGGTGTGGTGGATCATGGACCCGTTGACCGGGCCCCAGGCGCCGTGCCCGGCCCGGTTGTTGGTCCGCCAGCCGGGGTGCTCGGTGAACTTCACGCCCCACCGACCGAGCTGCGCGGTGAGCTGGTCGGCGGTCATCGGGGCTGTCGTCATCGGTTCCTCCTTCGTCCGTCCTGGTCAGGGAGCTACGCGGTACATGGTCAGGCGGGGACCGCCGAAGATGGCTGCCAGCGCCCCGGTGTTCTGGATCACCGTGGTGCGGATCACGTCTCCCGCGACCATGTTCGGGACCAGGGCGCTGACCATCAGCCGTGGCTGGGCCGGGGCGTTACCCTCATGGATCACCCGGCCGTAGTCGGTCCCGTTGACGCGGATGAACGCTTCCAGGACCGAGGTCACGTCCGGGGCCCGGACGATGAACTGGAGGAAGTACGTCCCCGGGAGCGCCACCGTGATCGAGCCACCGGAGTTGATCGTTCCGGCTCCGTTGCTGTAGATCACCCGGCTGTACGCGGCATTGCCTTCCACCCCGGGGAAGATGCTGGGGAAGTCGTCTCCGTCGAACACGGCCAGCGGAGGCGCGGTGATCAGGTCGTCCAGCGCCTGGGCATCGGTGTCCACCGCGCGGGCCAGGGCTTCCAGCCCCCCTGCGAAATCGGCAGCGTCAGTCGGGTCCGGGTAGGGGTAACTGCGGTTGGCGGTCGTTCCCACGGTTCGCCCTCCCTCTCAGAGTGTGGACAGGCGGAAGGACTGGAGCTGCTTGGTGGCCGTGTTCAGCGCCGCGCTGGAAGTCTGGAGCGCCTGGAACGTCATCGTCTGCCCGGCCACGTACACCGGGACCACAGCGACCGTGCTGAGCACCGCCCCGTCGGACACAGTGCCGAGCTGGGCATTGCGGGCCACCAGCCCGAGTGAGGAATGGGTGAACGCGATCTGCCGGACACCGCCCCCGGACGCGGTCGCCAGGAAGGTGCACCGCAGCGACACCAAGTAGATCCCGGCATGAGTGAAGACCAGCGTGTCGTTGGTGACCGAATCGTCCCACATCGAATCGTTGTCGAACGACTCCGACCCGGCGCCCCACGTCAGGTTCGTGTTGGTGTTGTCGGGGATCGACTGGGTGGCCGTGGTCGCCGCGCGCATGGCCGGCTTCGCCTCGCCGATCGCCTGCGCGTCGTACAGGGACTGCACAGCGGTGTCCGCGGTGTCCGCCAGATCCTGGATCGACTGACTGATGTCGGCCGGGTCGGTGAAGACCTGGTACGTAAGGCCCCAGGTGGCTGTGTTCGCGGTCATCCGGTCCTCCTTGCCACGCAAAAGTCCCATTGCATGCCGACGCCTGAGGCCAGCACCGAGCGCAGCCCGAGACGGGCGAACGCTGCCGTGCCCACCGGGACCACCGCGCTGCCGGAGATCGACGTGTACGGGGCCGGGATCCCCACGTCGTTGACGCTCGCCGCGGTCACGTTGTCGGTCGTGGTGGGCATCAGGTCGGTGGCGCTGGCGAAGCACAGCAGATGCAGTTCGATGTCCCCGGTCGAGTCGTCCACCCCGCCGGCGAACGCGGACAGGGCGTACGTCTGGCCGGGCTCCACCGCCCACGGCTGGCTGTACATCACCGTGGTGCGCGCGGACAGGTCCGGATTGATCTGGAGCACGAAGTCCCCCGACGGGGCGTCAGTGACCTGGAGCACCTGGGTGGTAGCCGTACCTGATTCGTCGTACAGGAACCAGTCGGACGGTACGCCCGGCATCTCCCCGTCGGCTTCGAAGCCTCCGTTCTGCACCAGGTTGGGCCCCACCCCCGCCTGCTTGCCGAGCACGATCCAGCTCGCGTCCTGGTTACCCACCACCACCAGATCCCCTTCGGCAGCGGCGTAGGAGTCCAGGTACGCGGCCGTGATGGTCGTGCTCCCCACCACCACGTCCAGTGTCGTGGCGGTGATCGTGGATACCGTGCCCACCCGGTAGATGCCCGGCCGGGGGGCGACCGACTGCACCGCTTTGGCCATGCGCGTGGACGCCATCACAGAGCCACCAGCCTGGTTGCGGAGAACCAGCAGTTGTCGAAATTCGACGGGGACGTTCCGGAGTAGAAGACCCGCATCCCCAGCGCCGCGCCGCTCACCCGGTTCGTGACCCCGCTGGCGGTCATCCGGCCGAAGCCGGAAGCAGGCGGGGACGTGCCCTGAAGGAAGAACCCGGAGCCGTCTCCGGTGAACTGGACGGCCAGGGACTGCACGTTCACTCCGGCTACTGATCCTGCAAAGCCTGTGACAAGCCAAAGACCCGGTGGGGCGGCGACGGTGTCCCCGGTGGCCCAGCCCTGCGGGTCGTACTCCACCACGTCGAACGGCACATCGTCGCCGCTGGCGATGGAAGTGGCGGCGCTGATGCGCAGGATCGTGGTGGGGAGCTGGTAAGTGGATTCGATCAGGGTGTCGATCGTCGTGAAGTCCGCATCCATCGCTTCCGCCAGCGCGCGGGTCTGGACCGGGGCGTTCGCTGCGTCCTTGACCAATGGGGGGTCGCACTGCGGGAACGGATAGTTCCGGTTCGGTGTCAGGTCCACAGCTCAGGTCCCTTCCCCGACGGTGACCGGCGGGGCTATCGCTGAGCGGGTGCTCAGGCTCATCGTTCCGTCCGTGGTCAGAGGGTACGTGATCGAATCAATGACCTGGTCCGCTGTCTGCCCCCGGTAGCTCAGCCGTACCGTGTCGCCGGGCTCCAGCGTGGAATCCGGCACCATCTGCACCGACCATTGCTCCGCAAGAGCGGACTGGGCCGCGAGCTGCTGCACCGCCAGCGCCTGCGCGTCCGACGAAGTCAGCGGAGTCTGGATCTTGATGACCTGGGACACGCGGCCGTACAGGTCCCCGAACATGGTCGGGGAGGAGGAGTCCGTGTTCCGCGCGGTCACCCGGATGGGGGTCGTTCCGTCGATGCGCTCCGCCACCACGGTCACGGAGTTCACCACCCCGTCCCGGGTCAGCGTGCGGTTGGCAGTGGACAGCAGCCCGGCCGGTCCGTCGCTGATGTCGGAGACCACCGGCCCCAGCGCGTAGGGGAACAGGCGCACCACGAAGTCCCCGTTGCCGAGTGAGTACCAGCGGCCCTGCAACACCTCCGACAGATCGTCCAGAGCCTGGCCCCGGTCTTCGTCCCAGGTCAGCGCCGGGGAGTTCTGGTCGGTCACGTCATCCGTGCCGTACGTGGCCTCGGGCACCGCCTGGGTGATCAGCTTGCGGATCTCGGTGAGCACCGTGGTGGAGGCCCCGACGTTCTGCGGGGCCTCGAACCGGTACGCCACCACATCGGCCGCGCGGTCGTCCGCCCGGACCGTCACCGTGCCGTCCGCCTGGCGCTGCGGGGTGTACACCCGGCCGGTGAAGACCGGGAAGACCTCCCACAGCCCGTCCGGGTACTGGATCCCCGTACTGATCCGGATCACGCTCTGATACGGGGACAGGACCGAGTTCACGTCCCCGGGAAAGTCCGCGTCGGAGAACGTCAGGGACGCGGACCGGGTCACCCGGGAGGTGAGGTTTGCGGTCACCGACCCGGCGCTGAATGTCAGGTCGGGGACGCTCGCGACCTGAACCCCGCCCTGGAACACGTCCAGCGTGGTGTACCGCTTGTGCGGACCGGTCAGAACCGACCGGTACGTTGGAGTCGCGGTCAGCATCAGGCGAGCGCCGCCCAGATGGTGAACTGGCTGTCCGCGTTGCTGCTCGGAGTGATGGGGCTGGGAAGCGATGTCTGTGCCGTTCCGTTGGTGGCGAAACGCTTCCGGGCAGCAGTCGGGATACCCACGTTGGTCACGGTCGCGTTGAGGTCACCGCTACGCCAGATCTGCGGGGCGGTCGCCGCGTTGACGACGATCCCCACCCAGTACTGGCCCGGCGTGAGCGCCACTGAAATGGTCTCGGTGAACAGCCCGGTGGTGGTCACCCGGGCGTCGATCCCGACGTTCGCCAGACGTGCCCCGGTGGAGTCGTACAGACCGATGAAGTTCTGTCCGGCTGTAGCCGTGACACCTACGGTGCCGATCCCCCAGAACAGTTTTGTCGCGGTGACCGGCTTGCTGACGAACAAGCCCGCCAGGTAAACCGTCCCGTTGATCATCAGCTTGCTGCCCAGGGCCAGCGCCGGGTCCGCCGTCCAGGCGATCAGGTCGTGATTGCCCGGCTGCGCCATACCGAAGGTATGGCCGTCCGTCGCCAGACTCCCACCGGTGGACCCGTATGTCTGGACACCCCGGACCACGTCCACCGGGGACGCGGTGCCCCCCGTACGTTCCAGTACGCCGATGCCCCGCCCGATCAGCGTGTTGGTGCCTCCGTCGAAGAACCCTGCGGTGATCGCGTGCAGCGATGCTCCCGCGTAGGAGACCGAAAGGGACCCGGTGACGGACAGCCCGTACTGGGGGGTCGCGTTGCCGGATCCGTCGTCGTTCACCCCGGGGTACGTCGTCAGCCCGCTCAGCGTCACCGGGGCCGTGGCGCTGACGACCGCAACGCCTGCGTACCCTGAGCTGGTCGAACCGGAGCCGTCGCGGCGCGCCATGGTGCCGGTGAAGACCAGCGGGGCGTTGCCGGCTGCATCAATGTAGAAACCGCTCTGCACACTGCGGTCGGTGGAGCAGCCCTGCCAGGTCCCTCCACCCGACCCGGTGCCGGTGCCCCACGAACCGGTGATGTACCAGCCCCGCTCTCCTGCGAACTCCGAGCGGCAGGCGGTGAACGAGCTGTTGGCCATGCCGTCGATGTAGTAACCGCGCCTGCCGCAGCCGATGGCCCGGCATCCGATCATCGTGGTATCGGTCATGCCGGAGAACCGGAACCCGTCCAGAGTGGCCGTGCTGACCTGCACGTTGTCCATGTACCAGGAGTACGGGTGCCCGGACCCGTTGCTGACCGACTGCACACCCCGGTCCGTGACCTGGTCGATGCTGACGTTGTGCAGGACGACCCCGTGGACGAGACCGGTCCCGACAACTCCGCTGGTCGTCCCCGGAAGGACACTCCCGTCCAGCGTAACGTCCTTGATCCGCTGGCCCTCGGACGTGGTCAGGTAACCGCCAGTGGCAGCGTCCACCATCGACAGGATGGCAGCCCCGGAGAAACTGGCCAGGGGCTTGATCCGGGATGTCTGGATGTTGGTACCGCGCATCGCGTAGCTGCCTTGCAGCGTGACGTACGGCGGAATGACCAGCGGAGCCGAAGTGCGGTACGACCCCGGAGGCAGGAAGACCGTTTTGCCCTGCGGGGCCGTGGCGGAGTCGGTGTAAGCCGCGTCCAGAGCGGCCTGGATCGCCGTGGTGTCGTCCGTGGTGTTGTCGCCCAGGGCCCCGTACGCGGCGTCGGTGACACTGACGACGTCACCGATCTGCGCTTGCAGACTGGCCAGCGCAGCGTTGAGGTCTGCGCCCCAGGGGTCCTGACCGATGGTGGGAAGAGTGATCATCGCTTAGCCTCCATCGCCGTAGGGGCCTGAGCCGTACGGGCCGAATCCGTACCCGTCCGGGATCGGAACGGGTGTTGCTGTGCAGTCCGCCACGCCCAGCCAGGTCAGACCCGTGTTGGCCAGATCCTGGCTTGTCTCGTACCGCTCCGCCACGATGCACCAGTTGGAGCACACCGTGCCCTGGCCGGCCGCTGCCGGCGAGGGCTGGTCCACCTGCACCAGCGGAACCGACCACAGCCGGAACGGCACCCGCTGGTCGTTGGACCCGGTGTAGTTCTCCGCCAGGTCCCCCGGCTGCCAGTACGCGTCGGGCCAGCCGTACAGCGGGTCGAGCTGGAGCAGCAGCGGACCGCCTGCGGTGAACAGATCGTAGACGGAGTCCACCGCGTCCAGGCTGCGGGTGAGGAAGGCGACGGAGGAGACGATGCCCTTGCGCCGGGCCCAGATGTCCGCCGGTTTCTCCCGGTCCAGGACTCCGATCAGGTTCGCGTCCGAGGCCCGGGTCTTGTTGCCGAGCTGGATCAGGGATACGTCGGTGGCGTCGGTGCACGGTGTGCTCTGCGGGCACAGGTCCACCCGGACGTTCGCCCACGGCCGCGCCGGGTCCTTGAACCAGTTGAAAGTTGTAACAATCGTCACCGTGTTGGAGGTGACCGAGTTGCCCAGCGGGCTCAGTCCGTCCACGTCCTCGTACGCCCGGTAGTGGACGGCCGTGTTCAGCGGGGCCTCGGTGTCGATGAGGAAGTAGTCCAGCGTGACCGGAAACGCAACGAACCGGTACCCGCCCCGGACGATGTGCTCCGTCCCGTCCGGCTCCACCCGCACCACGGTGAAGGAATTCTCCACCGAGACGCTGCTGAAGTCGATGACCAGCTCGACTTCCGCGTTGTCGTTGTCGGCGGTCGCCACCAGGGTGCTCATCAGGTCCTCACCCCCTGCGCGAGCTGGCGCGCCACGGTCGCGTTGTTGTCGTCGATCAGCACTTGCACATGATCGTTGATCACCTTGTTCCCGATCATCACCGTGACGCGCGGGGCGGACGTGTTCACGCTCACGTTCGGGGCCGCGGCCTGCGCGGTGACCGTCTGGGCGGTACGGGTGGAGGACAGCAGGGACGCGACACCCTGCCCGGCGGAGACGGGCGCAGCGGCGCCGGAAACCAGCCGGCCGGCCGCGCTGGCCACCAGCGACTGGTTGGCCCGGATACCCGCGGCGAAGTCGGAGGCGAACGCGTGGCCGGAGTACAGCGTCCAGCCCTTGCCGGACAGCGGACCCACCTTGGCGGGGGAGGACCCGAAGAAGTCCCGGGCCTTTTGCACTACGGACTTCGCCGCGCTGCCGACGGACCCCAGCATGGACTTGATACCGCTGATGAACCCGGAGATCAGGGACCGGCCGGAGTTGTACAGCAGTGAGCCCACGTTACCCAGCGCCCCGGTCACCTTGTCCTTGAGCCCGCTCACCGTACGCACCACGGCGCCGATCGCGTCGGAGACCGCGGTGCGCACCCGGTTGAAGGCGGTGGACGTGGCGGAGGCGATCGAGTTCCACGCCCCCACCAGCGTGCTGCGGATCCGTCCGACGGCTCCGGACAGGAACGCCCCCAGCCCGGTGAACAGGGACATGATCCGGTTGACCAGGTCGGGGATGATGCTGTGCCCCACCAGCGTGTCGTACAGGTACCGGAAGATGCCGATGATCGTGTCGACGGCCTTTCGGACCAGGCCGCCCACGCTGCTCACCGTGGTGGCGATCTGGTTCCAGATCCCGGTGAACAGCGAGCCGAGAGCCGTCAGGGCGCCGGAGAAGTCACCGGAGAACAGGGCCACCAGGGTGTTGATCACCGGAATGACGATGTTCGTGATGACTCCGGCCAGCACCCCCACCAGGACAGCGGCCACGGACGCGATCAGGCTGACCCACTGGGACATGATCGGCAGCACGAAGGAAACGGCCTGGGCCAGCAGTCCGATCACTGGCAGCAGCGCGGTGGTGAGACCGAGCATCGCGGTGGACACCTGGACGATGGACGGCAGCAACTGGACGAACAGGTCCGCCAGCACGGGGAGAATCTGGGCGATCAACGGCGTGAGCTGGGGGGCTACCCCTGCGACCGCCGACACGAACGCGGTGAAGACCGGCAGGAGCTGAACGATCAGGTCGGACAGCACCGGCAGGAGCTGAGCCGTGAGCTGGGTGAACACGTCCAGCAGCGGAAAAATGACCGGGGTCAGCGATGTGATCGCGGGGACCAGGGCGCTCACGAAGGCGTCCCCGAGCTGGACGATCAGCGGAGCCGCGTCGGTGAACGCCTGGGTGATCGTGTCCAGGACCGGGAGCAGCGGGGGGAGCAAGGACGCGATCAGGTCCCCGAGGATCGGGAGCAGCGGGGCGAACGCGACGACCATCGCGCCGATGGCCTGGGCGGTTCCCTCAAGGACCGGACCGAGACCGGTGATGATCGGGGTGAGCCCGGCGCCCAGCGCCTGCACCAGGGTCTGTACGGGGCCGGCCAGGGCCACGAACACCGGCCCCAACACAGCCAGCACCTGACCGAGCAGCGGACCGACGGTGTCGGCGAAGACGCCCATGGTCTGCACCAGCGCTCCGATCGCGTCCTGGAACCCCTTGGTCGCGGTCGCGTCCTGCAACGTCTGGGTGATGGACGTGAGAACCTGGAACAGCCCGGCCCCGCCCGTGGACGCGGCCCCCAGGACGTTCTTCAGGATCCCGAAGACGTTCCCCGCGATGTCCCCCAGCCCGGACAGGACATCGATCGCGGTGTTGATCGCGTCTTCCAGCCCGCCCGAGGCGAACGCCTTGCTCAGCTTGTCCGAGATCGACGTAGCGGCGCCGGCAGCGGCCTGGGTGATCCGGTCGAACGCCGGGGCCGCTGCGGTGGCGAGCTGGCCCAGCCCGGTGACAACCAGCGCCGGGATCCCGGACAGGTTCGTCAGCCCGGTATTGGCCCCGGCCAGCGCCTTGCCCAGGGTGCCGTCCGTGGCGAGCTGGGCTGCTGCCCCCGCTGTGCTCAGGGCGACCTTGTTGAGGATCCCGGCCGTGGCGGTCAGGTTGGTCTGGAGGACCGGCAGGACGGACGTGGACAGCTTCGTCAGTTCTCCGGACAGCCCGGTGAAGAGCTGCTGTTGAATGCTCTGCTGGAAGTCGGTGAACGCGGGTACCAGGGACTTCACCGTGAGGGCGAACTCCTTGGCTGACGGGGCCAGCTTGTCCAGGGACTCCTGGAACTTCTTGGCCCCCGCCGCGCTGGTGTCGAACGCGGCGGTCACCGTGTCGGAGACGCCGATCATGCCCAGCTTGATGGTCTGGGTGGCAGCCCCGACCGCCAGCAGCGCCGGTACGGCCACAGCACCGGCCGGGGCAATCTGCTCCAGCGCCGTGGCCACGGAGGCGATCAGGGGCAGCGCTGTGCCCGCCGCTGCGCCGATGCTGCCGACACTCAGGGCGGTTTTGCCCAGGATCCCGGCCAGCGGGCCCAGGGACACGCCCAGGCCCCGCAGGGACAGGCCGAAACGGTCCGTGTCCCGGGATGTGCTCTCCAGCGAGCGGGAGATCTGCTGGCCCTCCGCGACGAACCTGCCCCGGATGTCGTGCAGGCGGTTGTTCGCGTCCCGGCTGAACTCCCGCAGCGCGAGCTGCGCCGGGGTGGTGTCCATATCGACTTCGATATGGGCTTCGCCGATCTGTTCGCTCACAGGCTCACCCCCATCGCCTTGAGGAAGGAGTCCGACGCGTCTTCCTCATCGGTCCACCACCACGGTGCCTTCGGGTCACGCTGCTTCACACGCTTCGGGCCGGAGCCGGGTACTGCCCAGCCGGCCACGGACAGCATGCTGTCCAGGACCTTCCGCGCGTCCTCCGCGCTCTGGCCCTCGTGTACCCGCACCCGCTGGAGCATCTCCGCGTAGACCAGGTTCAGGAACCGGTCGGCGGGGAGGTAGGCGAAGTCGGTACCGGAAGCTGCGGAACGTCCGTCGAGTTCGTGCCAGACACCGGGCTGACCGGCCCACCGGCAGAGTTCGAGGACGGCTGTGTAGGGCGCAGCCCGTACTTCTCCAGCAACCAGATCATGACCTCGCTGGCCTGCTCCAGCTCGATGGGGTTCTCCAGATCCCCCAGCCGCTTGGCCACCGCCGCGGCGGAGTCGGGGAGCAGCACCAGCCCGAGCGCGTCCAGGATCGCGTCCACCTGCGCACCGACCGGCATGGCGCCGATCGTCTCGAAGCGGGTCGCGAACTCCGTCAGCGTCTTGCCGGGCAGCGCCCGCGCCGCCTCGAACAGGTCTCCGTCGATGCGGAACCTGATCCGCTCGTGCTGCCGGGTGAAGTCCTTCACGCCGTCTTCTGTGGACCCGCTCACCAGGCCCGTGCTCTCGCTCATGGGGCCACCGTAGGGGACTGAGGGAGCGATCTTGACCGGGCCGGGGGCATCCTGACGGCATGAGGACTCCGAAGACGCACTGCCCGCACGGGCACGAGTACACCGAAACGAACGCCCGGCGCTTGAAGAGCGGATCCATCGCCTGCCGGGAGTGCGGTCGTACGGCCTTCCGGGAATGGAACGCGCGGCGTAACGCCCGGCTGAGAACCCTGGTCCGGACACCCGGAGTCCGCGCCGCGGAAGCTCGGGAATGTCGTCGGCTTCGGTCCGAAGGCCGCACCGTGCAGGAGATAGCGGGCAGCCTGAGCCTGCACCCGAGCACGGTGTACGAACGGCTCAAGCTGCCCGCGTAGCCGTCACGGTCGGTGAGGGTGTGGGGTTCGGGTTCGGCGGTGTGGGGTGTGGATTCCGTTGCCCACACTCCGGCATTTGCGGACACACCTGGGTACACCCGTACGTATGGAAGGACAAACAGGGCGGAATCGCTCCCTCCGGTGTGAGTTTGGGTGTGGAGTGTGACTTTCTCCCTTCTAGGCCATGCGTTTGTGAGTAAAGAGAAGTTGATCGAGGATTTTAAGATCATTTAGAGTGCTCAGTCACAGAGGCATGGCCTAGAAGGGCCGTTCCCCACACTCCTCACTCTGAAAACACTCCCGCAGGTCGGTGCGGGCCCGGCCCTCCGTTACGCTCCGTTACTGGTTTCCGGATAGGATCCGTGGTTTACTTAAATGAACCCGACCCGACGGAGGAACGATGACGAAACCCACGGCCCTCACAGCGGCCGAACTCACCGACCGGATAGCCGGGCAGGTGGTCTGGGCCATGCACGCCCGGGACCGCATCCTGGGGGACCTGTCCGACGCCGGCTACGTGGTCCGGGACAACCTCACTGGGCAGATCAGCGGCCTGCGCTGGACCCTGTGCCTGCTCAAGGGCTGGAACCCGGCGCGTGAGTCCGCCCACGCGGGGCAGGCGGACCGCTTCGTCCGCGTCTGGCACAACCTCCCCGGCCACTGCACCGAGCCGGGGTGCGGGCCGTGGTAGGGGTCCTGCTGGGCGTCTGGCCGGGAATCGGCCTCGGTGTGGGAGTCGTCTGGGTCGGGACGTGCTGGGTCGCTCACCGGATCAGAGTGCGGCGCGCAGGGCCTCGATGAGGAAGTTGTTCGGACGCGTTCCGGGGTGCGAGACGTACCGGGCGTACACGACCCGGCCCCCGATCTCGAACCGCAGGACGCCCCCGGCGCGCTTCGGCCGGATGATGTGGGGCCGGGTTCCGTTCACCACGTAGATGGTCGCGGGGTGCGTGGACGTGATCGTTCCCACCGGCCCGTCGTGGGTGTAGCGCAGGGACGTACGGATGCCGTTGCCCATGGAGCCCGGTGCGAGGCGCTGTGCGGCTGCCTGCACGCGTTCCACGCGTCGCCTGAGGGATCTGTCCACCGCGCCCCCGGGGAGCCGCAGGAGACGCGCTACGCGGCTCTGGTCGAGCCGGAACGAGGTGGACACGTTGAAGGACATGTCAGTTCCTCGGCAGCGCGACCAGGAACCGCAGCTCGTTGCCGACGCACCCGCCTGACGGGCCCTGCGCGGTGAGCGGGTTCAGGAAGAAGTCGATGATCTCCCGGTCCGCCTTCATCTCGCACAGTTTGACGGACACCGCCTTCAGCAGGCCGTAGGCGTCGGTCAAGATCTCCTGGGCAGATGCGTCCAGGTCCGCGATCGTCGGGACCAGGGTCTGATCGTCCGGGTTGGGGGCGCAGCGGATGAGCTGCACCACGATCTCCGCCACGTCCCAGGCGGCCTTGCACGCGGTCGCGGTGGTGAGCGGCAGCGGGAAGTTGTCGGACAGGTAGATCCGGGCCACGGACAGGGCCAGCAGCCCGCAGTCGCAGGCGTCCCAGGCGATCGCCCCGGGCACTACGGAGGACCGGTCCGGAGGGTTCGCCGCGATCTCGGCATCGATCGCCAGGCGCACGGTCTCCGTCACGGTGTACCACTTCAGGGGTCCGGTGATGAGCGGCATCAGGTGGGCCTCCGGACCGGTGGCCGGTCGGGGCTCACGATCCGGGCTTTCTGACGCAGGTTGTACGGGTTCCAGGTGGCCAGGAACAGGTCCACCAGATACAGCCCCGTACGGCCGTCCCGGAACAGCGCCCCCACGTCCGGGTACTGGATTGTCACGCCCTGGCGTACCAGTTGCTGGAGCCCGGCCGGCAGCTTGCAGTCGCCCCCTGTCGCGGCCCGCAGGATCTCGCAGACCAGCGCGCCCATGGCGAACGCCGCGCCCTCGGGCACCGCCTCTCCGTACGTGGCCGTGACGGACCAGGTGTCCGCCTCGGTGTCGTCCTTGGACAGGTCGTTGCAGCGGGGCCAGACTCCCCCGTCGGTGCGTACCACGATCCGGTTGTTGTCCAGGCGGTACCCGCCCGTCACCATCGGCTCGCCATCGATCCTGATCTCGATGATCTCGTTCACCGGGGCCGGGAGGATGAACTCGCTCACCATGCCGCACGAGCAGGACCCGGAGCAGCCCCCGCACACCAGGTTGAACCACAGTCCGCCGATCAGCGCCGGGGTGGGCCAGGAGTTGGCGAACCACGATGGCCCGAAATCGTCGTACATCCGTCCGCTGTAGCAGTCCTGACGGCACGGGCGCAGCGTCACGGTGCACAGCCCGAACCGCATGCCGGTCAGTGCCCACAGCACCTCGGTCGCGGTCGCCACAGCGGCCCCGGTCAGCGGAGCCGTCTCCGCTGTCACCTCGCACAGCCACTGGACGGGCCAATCCGCGCACGGACCGAAATCGGTGCCGGTGTTGCTGCCGGTGGCGGTCACCGGGTTGATGACGGGCATCAGGTACCTTCCCGGTCAGGCGTCGGAGGGACTGTCGTTGGGCCAGGTGTGATCGTCCACGATCGCCTGGGTGTGGACCAGGTGGTCCCCGATGTGGGCCCCCTCTTCGCCCCAGTGGACGCACCGCAGTTCCAGGGGTTCTTCGTCCACGGTCAGCGTGTCGGTCGCAGGGCAGCGGGCACGGGCCACGTGGTCACCTCCGGGGTCATACGGCGAACCAGCCCCAGGCGGAGCCGTCGAACAGGGCCTCAAGGCGCAGTATCGCACCCGAGGCGACCACCACGCTGGTGGCGCCGGGCAGTGCCATGGCCGTGATGGTCTGCGCGGATCCGGTCGCCACGGTCAGCACGTCGGACCCCGTGTTGTGGAAGACGTACGTCACCGGGTTGAAGTCGGCCCCGGCTGCGGGCAGCGTGGCGGTGAAGGCGCCCACGGCGTTCGTGTCGCAGATCAGGGTGCGGTCGATCGGACGCGCGGTGAAGTTGGCGGTCAGACGCCGGATGGCCTTGGGTACCGCCCCGTTGACCAGCTCGACCCCGCACGGACCGGACGTGCTCACCCCCGACTCGGTGAACAGCCCGGTCAAGCGGACCCGGCCCAGGGCGAACTTCACCGCGTTGGCGCTGTTACCGTCGATGTTCGGGGTGCTGGACTCGGTGGAGATGTTGGCGTAGATCGTGGGGCCCACGCCGCTGCTGCCGGGACCGATGATGTACAGCTCGTGCACGCACGCCTCGATCGATGCCGAGACCACTTCCATCGCGTGCACGGACCCGACGGACCCGAAGTACGTACCGACCGGGCACAGTGCCGCCCAGCAGTACAGGATCATCAGCCGGTCCGTCACGGAGTGCTCGGTGAGGAAGAGCGCGTAGGTGTACCCGCCCCCGCACGAGATTCGTTTGGCAATGCTGTAGTCGTTGTTTCCTGGTGCAGGCATCAGCGCACCGATACTCAGCCCGGTTCCGAACACGCCGGGGGAGCTGTAGTCGGTGCTCGGGCTGGCCACGGTCCCGGCCGTGCCGTACCCCACGTTCGCCACGTGCGCGTTGGCGCAGCCGTAGAAGTTGAAGGCGCCGTACGTGAGCCCGAAAGCGCTGTGGGCTGTGAGGACGGCCAGGTTCTTCAGCACCGCCTGGGTGTTGCTGTACACCGCTCCGACGCCGTACCCGCTGCCTTCGTTGGGCCCGCAGATCACGCCGGGGTTGCCCGCCGCGTTGATGCTGGCGATCTGGGCCGCGGTGGACGCGTACACGCCGAAGGAGATCAGGCAGCTGCCGGCGAACTGGGGGACGAGCTGCTGCCAGTGGCGGACGGCCGCGGCCCCGTCGCTCTCGCCCCGGAACTCAAGGATCCGCTTCACGCCGGTCGTGGGCTGCGGGCCGAAGACGACCTGGCCGTTGCCGCTCTTGGACGTGTTCAGGGCCCCGGCCACGATGAAGGGCTGAGGGGGTATGTAGACCTGCGCATAGGTGTGCGTGAGCAGGTACGCCTCTGCCGCGTCGGTCGCGGCCTGGATCGTGGCCTGGTTGTCCGTGCCCCAGACCACCACCGCGTTGGCCAGCGCCCCGCCCGAGGCGTTGCTGAACGACAGCGTGAGCTGGGTGGCGCTGGTGCGGACCAGCACGGTGCCGGACGCGGTGGTGACCCCGTTGACCCCGGCGCCCTTGACCGAGATGGCCTTGCCCACGATCCCGACGGGGAAGTTCGCGGTGGCGCTGGTGAGCACAGCCGATCCGTTGCTCATCACCCCGTCCCCGACCACCTGCGCATCCCCCACGGCGCCGTAGGCGGGGTCGGTGATGTCGAACACCCACTCCGGCGTGACGGACTCCGGGGCTGTCCACGCCGCGGCTGCGGCCCCGGTGGCGGTGAGCACGTCGCCCACGTTGGGCGTACCCGACAGCACCACTCCGTCGATCGCTGCCACGGATGGATCCGGGTACGTGCCGGCCAGGTCCCCGCCGGCGGGGCCGGTGGGCCCGGACGACCCGGTGACCGGGGGCACGGTGATCTCAAAGGATTCGGTGTCCAGGTGCAGCCAGTACGTGCCTTCCTCGATCCAGAAGGTGAGGAAGGCGTTCGCATCGGTGACTGTGGGGTTGGCCACCGGTACGGTGCCGCCCGCGTCGGCCCACAGCGGGGCGAAGGTGTTCGTGTCGTGCAGGAAGACCCTGGACACCACCCCCGGCGCCAGTGCGCCGGAGGGGAACCAGAACTTCTGGGAGTACAGGGCCAGTGCCATGCCGCGCCCTTCGGGTCAGGTCACGGCGTGAGCGTGGTGGAGTCGCAGGCGGCGTCTGGCGGGGGCGTGGTGGTGACGTTCCACAGCCAGTGCCTCCCGGTCTCCAGCACTGTGCCCACCGGAAGCCAGTCCGCTCCGACCTCTTCGAGCCAGTTGACGCCCACAGCCTGTGTCTCGGACACGGTCTGGAAGGTGCTCTTGTCGTTCTCGACCGTGTAGTCACCGTGCTGGGTGTTGCCCACGTTCGGCCAGGCGTTGTAGATGAACCTCTGGTTGCCCGAGCTGTCGCAGGCACCGGATCCGGCCACTTCCTGCCAGATCTCCAGAGAGAACCGGTTGTCGTCCCCGCCCTCACCGAAGGCGAAGCCGGTCCCGGTCACGGGAGTGCCGTCCCCCAGTACCTGGGCGTCGATCACGTACGCGGCGAGCAGAGCGTTGACCTCGCACCAGTCGACGGTCAGCTCTTCCCGCTTGAAGATCGGCTTGTCCTTCTGGTTGATACACGCGTCGCCTGCGGCGTTGCGCTGGAAGAACTCGGTGCCGTCCTCGTACTGCGGGCTCATCACAGCCTGGATGAACCCGTCGCTGGTGATGACCAGCCCGGAGTCCCCGGTGACCGGGACACCGCACACGTCCACGGCCACGATGCGCAGGTGCGTCCCCTTGATGGGAGCTGCACAGGTGGATGCTGCCATGTCAACTCCTTATACGGTGGGGACGCCAAGGTCCATGAGCGCGGCCAGCAGGCAGCAGGGGAAACCGAACACGTACGTGCGCTCGGCGATCATCTTCACAGTGTTCTCGGCCCGGTCAAAACTCTCGTCGCGCCGGAAGGCCCGTACCTCGGACCGGTACCCGAACACCGGTCCGGTGGCGTAGACCCAGGACGTGGCCGTTGCAGGAGCGGACCCGTTGGGCCGGGTGCCCGGATAGTCGCCGCTCACCACGACCTTGTTACCGGTCGTGGTGGTGAGCAGGATCCCGCCCACTTCCTGCACCACCCGGAACGAAATCAGGGTGGGTAGGGCGAAGCGAGGGACGTGGATGACTCCGCGCCCTCCGTAGCACTGGTCAAGCTGGTGCTCCAACTGGCCGAAAGCCACCGCAGGATCAAGAGTGACCGCGTCGGTCCCCTCAGCGGCGATCACAGCGGCCGGCTGGAGCACGATGCCGTGTTCGTCCACGACTTCGGTATCGGCTGCCAGGTGCGGGAAGACAACCGTCTGCCCTCCGGCCACACCGGTCCAGAACGCAGCCTCCACCTGGCTGTGCTCCACCCTGGCCAGGGCCTCGGTCGCCAGGGCGTTGATCGCCGCTTCGTCCCCCAGCCCGACCGGGGAGCAGTCGAACTCGGCGAACACCGTGAACGGGGTGGCGCCCCGGAACTCCTGAAGAACGTTGTCGGTCTTGGCCGGAGGAGCCGGTACAGCTCCCCCGTCGGATCCGGTGACGATGACACATTCGTCATAGGTGGTGTCCCCGGCCGGGCACTGGTCGATCCAGGTAACGCCAGCCTGCCAGTGGGCTGGGGCGGCCGGGTGATCCGCCGTGTCCCACAGACCGTACGGCAGGGGAAGGAACGCGGGCGGGTTGACGATGGGTCGCGCGCTGGCCACCTGCGCTCACCTCCCTTCTGTTGCTCGCTGCGGGAAGGGGATCAGACGCGGACGGTGCCGGTGAGCAGGGCGGAGGTGGAGCCGTTGACGTTGAAGCCGACGGAGTACTGCCGGGAGGCGTGGCCCACCATGGCGATCAGGTGGCACTCCTCGGACCAGGCTGCGGTGTAGTCGTTCTCCGCGTTCAGCACCGAGTCCCGGATCACGCCCAGGTCCAGGGTCATGCCCTGGCCGTGGAGGAAGGTACCGGCCGCGAAGATCATGAAGTTGACCGTCGTCGGCCAGGCGACCAGGCCGGTCGCGTTGCCGAACTGGCCGGAGCCGCGCACCTGCCAGTCGCTGACCCACTGGACGCGGACGTTGCGGGCGGTGAAGAACGAGGTGATCTCCGCGTCCGCGACCGCCTGCCAGGCGTCCACCCCTGCCTTCCAGGCCAGGTCCGCGCGCAGCACGTCCCTCACCCAGTACGGGAGGACGACCTCCAGCACGTCATCGGTGCACATGCCGTAACGGGCTCGGTAGTCGGTCGCGGCCAGGCTCACCGCGTCGTAGATGCGGGGCGCAGCCGCGTCGGTCGCTGCGCCGCCCGTGATGGCGGTGGCAGCGCCGGAGGCCGCGACCATGAGCGCGATCAGGCGGGCGTTGATGGCCCGCTCGTGCGCGGCCATGAGCAGCTGAAGGGTGTTCTGGGTGGCCTCGGGGTACGCGTCGTTCGTGAGGTTGCCCGCGGTGAGGCAGATGCCGTAGCAGTCCAGGCGCTCTTCGTCGAAGGTCGGGCAGGGCACCCTCATGCAGGGCTTGTTCGGCGAGCCGGTGACGGTCGCCTCGTCGTCCGCCTCGGTCCACAGCCACGGTACCGATGCGTTGGAGAACGTGACCGCGAACCCGCCGAAGGCGTTGGACCCGACCGCGTCCGCGAGCGAGGGGGAGACCGGGAACTGGATTCCGCCCCGGGTGATGCCCACGGTCGGCAGGTCGATCAGACCGTCGGAGCACGCGATGTTGAAGAAGTCGTACCGGATCTCGGACGGGGCGCACCAGCCACCGCCGGCCACCAGGGCTTCGGCCATCTCGGGCCGGGTCAGGTGCTTGATGAGCTGCCCGACCTTGGAGAACGACGTGTTGTTGTCCACCGTGTGCTCGAACTGGTTCTTGATCGTGGCCACGATGTGGCCCTGCTCGGTGGAACCGGTGCGGCTGATCGGGATGGCGCGGGACTTCTTGGAGAACGCGTCCCCCAGGTCGTCCATGCTGACGATGTCGGCGCCGGCAGCCTTGCCGGGGATGTCGATCGACGCGGTGACCGCGAGCCGGGGAGTGACCTCGCCCTGGGTCTGCGGGGCGACCGCTGCGGTGGCGGACAGGGATGCGGTGGCCCGGGTGACCTGGCCCTGGAACCTGCTGCCCATCATGTCCGCGAGCGCTGCGGTGACGCCCTGCGCGGTGGCGCGTGCGATCGCGTCGGTGTCCACGGCAGCGGCGACGGGGGCCGCGGGCTCTGCGGGGGCGACGGGGCCGTTGACGCGGGCCGCAATGGCCGCCATCTGGTCCGCGTTGCGGATCCGGGCCTGCTCCGCGAGCCGGGCAGCGGTGGCCTGCTTGCCCTCCAGCTCAGCGGCGATGCGGTCCAGGTCGTCCGCGACGTGTCCGGCGTAGGCGATGCGCTGCTGCGCTGACTCCGCGGTGACCTCGCCCGGGTCTTCGGAGTTGAGCCGGTTGACCTCCGCCATGCCCTGCTCTTGCAGAGCGGTCAGGTCAGCGACGCTCATGAGCGTCAGATCCGACGGGGCGGAGAACAGTTCGTCACGGGCCATGTTCGGTCCCCTCGTGGCCGGATCGTCAGCGCTCAGGCGCTACTCAGGGTCAAGTTAGCACCCGCCACAGGGGACAGCAAAGATCAATATGTTTCGTCGAATCGGTTAAATATAATGGTCAGGGACGTGGAACAGCCCCGTGGGCCTGATCGGGTCCCATCACTTTAAGTAATCTAAGCGATGGGGTTACAGGACCGGGATGCTCCATGGTTTAATTAAACCAACGTTACCCCCGATTGAGGAGCCCTCGTGCCGAACCGCCTTGACGCCGCGATCACCGACGAAGAACGTGCCTGGGCACAGAATGTTCTGGACGAAGGGGTCGACACCAACGTCCACCTGTTGTCGTACTGCCGGTTCGTGATCGGTCCGGCAGAGGGAGCCTCCCCGGTTCGAAACGAACGGGGCGGAATCGTCGGCTACTCCCTGCGGGAGACCGCAGAGGAGATCGGAAGGTTGTCCGCGAAAGAAGCTGGGCACCTGACCGCAGCGGAATCGTCCACCGACCCTGAGATCGAGGGGGCCCACCGGGCAGCGGCCCAGGCATACCGGCTGGCCAGGTTGGTCCGGGAAACGGACGCCGCCTATGCGGCTCAGTCCTTCGAACTGGGCGCGGTTGGGTGGGAGAACCTGATGTCTCCCGCTCTGAGTCTGGTGTACATGGGGAAGTCCCAGGGCATGTGGCCTCATCAGCGTGCAGAGAAAGACGCCCAGGAAGCCGACGCCTGCGCGGACCGGCTGATGGAGCTGGGCCGTAAGGCCCTCGCCGACCGGAGGCACCGCGAGAACGTGACCCGACTCGCGAAGAACGCTACGGACACGGAACTGGCGGAAGAGATCGGGAAGGCCAAGGACTCCGACACCGCAGCCTTTCTGATCCTGATCAAGGAACGGGGCGTTCGCGACAGGAAGCTACAGGCTTCCCGCACGAAGAGCCAGAAAGCCCCGGCTTCGGATGCTCCGTTCACCGAGGACGAAGAGAAACTGCTGTGCAACACCGCCCGGCAGACGAAAGAGATGCATGTGGACAAGTTGACGCAGCTCCGGGGCGTTCCCGTGGTCACACGCGGGGACCAGCTAAAGCATGAAGCTGTGCACCGGGAGATGATCCGGCGCGGACTCTAGGGGCGTGGAACAGCCCCCGTGGACCCAGTTCCCGGGGGCTGTCGCTGTGACGGTACGTGGTCAGGTGGTCGGAGGCGGGGGAGCGACCACAGGCTTGGCCTTCCGCTTGCCGCATGCGCACATGGGTTCCGTCACCTCCCCTCGGTGAACCGGGCGAGGGTCTGATCCATGATCAGCTTGTACGCCCTGGCGATGTCCATGCCCTCAGGATGCCAGACGGGAGCGGTCGCCCCCGCCGCTACCAGCGCCATGGGCTGGCCTCCGGCCACCCGCGCCCGGGTCCGCAGGTCCGATTCGAGGAACCCGGCCGTGTTCACCCCGAGCAGCGCCACCAGGCGCAGCTTCCCGCCGATGTTGCGCCAGTCCCCGCTGACCCGGCCCGCAGCCCGCAGGGCGAACACCGCAGACGGATCGGCGCCGGGCCGGATCTGCCCGGCCAGCCAGATCCCGTGCTTGTCGTTGCCGACCGCCACATCGGCCACCGCGGTGCCGGTGTTGTCGTAGTGCTCCGCTGCCGGGCGCGCCCCGACGTACAGCGACGCGTGGCCGGTTCCGATCGTGATCTGCCCGACCGCGGCCCGGGACCCGTCGGAGCACACCACCTCACCGGTCATGTAGTGGTCGTGCGTGTCCTCGCGCGGGGCGGTGACGCACTGCCCGTCGTAGCCGATGTGGCAGGCGTTCCACGGCGCGATATGCCCGTACAGGTACCCGTCGTCCGTGATGACCACCCCGGTGTACCCGGCCAGCTTCGGGTCCGCGAACCGGGACGGGTGCGGCCGGAAGTCCGCCATCTCCGCCATGGCCCCGGCCGTGACCGCGTCGTCGGCCGCGAACGGCGCCGGGACCTTCCCCGCGTCCTTCAGGTGCGCGGCCACGTGGTCGTACACCCCGCGTTCGTCCGCCGTCGGGATCGTGGTGCCCCCGCGCCCGCCGTGCAGGACCGCGATCGTGGCGGAGCACGCGGCCAGGTTGGCCGGGCCGGCGGAGCCGTCCGCGTTGACCTCGTGGTGGATGAACTTGCACCCGGTCTTGGGGATCTCCCCGGCGTCCACGGCGCTGTCGTCGGTCCAGGCGTACGCGGCGCGCGCCTGCGCCAGGGTCAGCGGGGAGGGAAGCCGCTTCTCGTTCGCCCCGGCGTCCCAGGACGCATCGGAAGTTGCCGTGTGGTGGACCGCCACGGCCGCGAACGTGTACGGCTCGCCTCCGGCCACCACGGCGCCGTTGTCGTCGGTGAGCGCCACGTACGCTTCGGCGAATGCGGGGATGTCCACCAGCGTGGCCGCCCGGATCCGGCCCGCATGGAAGATCATCTTCTCGGGCGGCGGTCCCCCGAACAGCGCGGCCAGAGGATCGTCCTCAGCGGCCACGGCCCCATCCTCTGCGGGCCAGACCAGCTCCACGTCCGCATCGGTGATGGAGTCCGCGTCAATGGAGACGCCCCGCAGGAACTTGCCCTTGATCAGGTCGTACGCGGTCTGCCCGTCCGGCACCGCCAGGTTCAGCACCCCGGATCCCATGATCTTGGACCCGTCGCGCCAGATCTTGTCGATCCGGCCCACGTTCACCGCCACGGTATGCGGTTCACCCCCGTGGCTGTCCTCCTTGTTCCACCGCAGCGGAACCGGAAGGTCCGCCCACGTGAGCGCGTCCGGGGCGAACTCCCGGCCGTCCCCGGTGACGATCCCCTCCACTGCCAGCGGCCCGGTCCAGGGAGCGGTGGATCCGTCCTCCGAAGCGGGTCCCAGTTCCGCCCCGTAGACGTTCTGCGCCGCGTAGTCCATGGACTCCGGAGGCATGTCGCCGCTGTTCATCTGGTCCACCGCCTGCGCCGCTTCCTCGGGTGTGGCGTAGCAGCCGCACAGGCTGTCGTCCATGGTGTTGACCACCGCGACCGGGGTGTCCCCCGAGCACTCGGGCCGGTCCTGGGTCACTTCGTAGGCCATGCTCACTCCTTCGTCCACGGCTGCCGAAGCGGTCGCACCGGCCGGCTGGTTCCACACGGTAACGATGGTCCCGTGGCACCGCGATCCGCCCAGGCACCGCCGGTACCCTCCGGACGGGTACGCCACAAGGGACGCTGCCAGGGATGCGTACTCCGTGCCATCAATGTCCCGGCATGGCTTGCAGGTGTTCCGGTCCAGCACCTCGCTGGCGAAGTACCGGCCCGTTGGAGCGACCGCGAGAACGGTGCGCCTGCCTTCCGCCTGGGCCTGGGTCACGGCCCCGCCCACGGACTCCCGGGGCTGGGCGTCGGTCAGATCGTCCAGGTGCTGCTGGACCCCGGCGGTCACCGCGCCCGGCGCGTTGCCGTGGCCGAACAGGCGCAGCGCCGTGCGCACCGCGCTCTGCACCAGGGACGTGGCCATGAGCCGGGCGGTGACCCGGGCCACCTGGTCCAGCAGGTCCCGGCCCGCAGCAGCGGTGACCGTGTCGGAGGTGAGACTCCAGTCCGGGACCGTGACGCCCTGGTCCTCCGCCTCCCGCTGCTGCGCCTCCGCTGCCTGCTGCGCAGCGGCCAGTAGAGCGGGCGCCAGCACTTCGTACGCGGCCTGTTCGTCCACCGCGACGGAGTCCAGGGCAGCCAGGTCGTCCGCCTTCGCGGCGACGGAGACCTGTCCCACGATGTCCGCCTGCTGGGCCTTGAACACCGGCTCCAGATCCTTCAGCACCGCGTCCACGGCCGATTCCCAGGTGGACTGCATCCGCTCGAAGTCGGTGTGAGCGGCCAGCTCTGTGGAGGTGAGGTTCCGGCGCAGCGGGGCCGCGGCAGCGGTCAGCGCACCGGACAGCGGGATGTCCGTGTAGTCCCCGCCGAAGGCGACCCGTACCCGGTCGAACTCCACCGGTCCCAGCCTCTTCTGGAGTTCCTTGGCCAGGGACAGGTCAGCGGTGTACGCCATGCAGATATGGGGTGCAAATGGACTGTGCGGTTCCGGGAACTGGCTCAGGTCCAGGGCGGAACCGATCAGTTCCCGTACCGTCTCCAGCTTCGATCCGGTCTCGCCCCGGGTCTCAGCCGGTGCGTCCCCGACCGTCAGCACCCAGCACGGGTCTTCACCGTTGCCGTTCCAGTGGCTGACGCCGAAGACGTTCCCGGTCACCGTGGTCGGCCCAGCCTCGGTCATCGCGTCCATGACCCGGTTGGTCAGTGAGACCCGGTCGTCCTGAGCGAACTGCTCCATGTCGCAGCCCAGGAAGAACAACGTCACGTGCAGATCGGCCGCGCTCTCGCCCCCGGCCAGCTTGAGCCGCTTGGCGTCCGCCTCGGTCGGCATGAGCGCGATCATCCCGCAGCCCAGGTGCTCCCCGTCCGCCAGCTCCACCGTGCGATGGCCGTGCGCGTGCTGCACATGCCGGCCCCGGAGGTGGAACGGGAGCGGCGTCACAGGGTCACGCTCCGGGTGACCCTGTGACCGGACACATCCTTGTGCGGGGCCCGGTCACCGACCCGGAACCGGCCGAACGCGTCCAGGGTGCATTCGTACAGCCCCGGCGTCCCGGGGTAGGCCATGGACTTCAGGGACAGCGCGCCCTGGGTGAACGGGCAGGAGTACGTGTGCTGGTCGCACGCGGCCGGGTGCAGCAGCTCCCACCCGGCCATCCCGAAGCGGACCGCGTGCACAGCTCGCGCCTGCCGGATGAGCCGCTCTGCGCGCGCCTGCGCGGCCAGCCCCACGTCGGGCACCGGGGCCGCTTCGTTCCCGTTGGGCGGTCCGGTAACGGGCACGGGAACCGGTGCGGCGTCCGGGGCAGGAGCCGGCACTGGGGGCGCGGCCACGGAAGGAGTCTCCAGCGTTGCCCCGGTCAGTTCCCGCAGCGCGGTCAGGGCGGCGTCCGGGAGCGTACGCAGGACCAGCTTCAGGGCCTGGTCCAGCAGGTCCGCGCCGGTCGGCTTGTCCGCTTCGTCGAACCCGGTCTCCCGGCGCAGTGCGTCGCCGGACAGTTCCTGCCGGTCGTACAGCAGCACCGCGTCGTCACTGCGGTCCGGGCGCTGGGTCAGCTCGGACATGTCGTACCAGACCACGAACCGGCCCGTGTCCTGCTCTCCGCCGGCTGCCAGCCGGGGCTGGAGGTAGGCAGTGGTGACCGCGTTCGCGATGAGTTCGGCGTCCGGGGCGATCGTCGTCTTCAGGGCGCCCTCTTCGATCTGCCAGGCGCCCCAGTGGTTCACGTCGCCCATGCCGAGCAGCACTTCGGCCGGGATGTTCACCTGGGTGGCCAGGCGCTTGATAGCGCTGTCCCGCTTTTCGATGATCTTCTCATCGATCTTCATCGTAAAATCGACATGGGAGTTGGCCATGTCCTTGATCCACTCACCCGGCATCTGCATCAGCAGCGGGATCACGGCGGACGCGGTACCCGGTTCCGCGATCGCCAGCCGCGCCAGTTCCACGACCTCCGACATGATCGGGTTGGGCATGTCGGCGAACTCCTCCCGTACGGGGAAGTCCACCTCGTTGGGCAGGAACCAGATACCGGCGGAGGCCAGCCGGGACAGGTACTGCGCCAGAATGTGCCGGTTGACCAGCTCCAGTTCCCGCATCGTCGCACGGGCGGAGCGGGAAGAGGAGTCCGCCAGGTGGTACCAGCGCTTGTGCGGGCGCCACACCCGGAACACATGGCCCCCGACCACATCGCGCCACTGGTCGGAGTTGGGCGCGTTCTCGTCTTTGACCTGCCACTGCTTGTGCCGGGCCTGGACTTCGTCCACCGACCGCACCGACCAGCGCTCCGCGCCCTGCCGGGTCTCCCCGACCAAGTACCCCTCACCCGGAACCGCGAGCTGCACCGCCAGGCTGGCCATCAGGGCGGTCTGTCCGGCCACTCCGCCGGCCAGCTTGTTCATCACGTCCACTGCGGGGTGGTTGTCGTCCAGCCGCACCGGTTCGTCCTGGCCGGGCACCAGCTCGGCCGCGTACAGGCGGACGCGGGACAGCATCGCGGACAGCCAGGACACCGCGTAGTTGAACTCGCCCAGGGTGTCGTAATACCGCCACACCTCCTGCTGCCACGTCTCGGTGGTACGCAGCAGATCGGAGCGCGGGGCGTCCACCTCCACCGCTGCGGAGGTCAGCGCCTGCGGGGCGTGCGCCCGCTGGTACGCGGCTGTGATCTCCGCACGCGGGAGCTGGGGGGTACGTCCCAGACCGAACGTCCACCACGGCATGAGGCGCCTCCCGAATCGCTGCGACGGTCTCACTGTAGCCAGCGAAGCGGAGGCGGACAGCCCGAGACCCCCGGGACTTGGGGATCTCCGGGGGTCTCTCAGGGGGTTTCAGCCACCCTAGTTAAGCATAATCGTGCTGCGCCATCAAGGCCCCGAGCGCCCACGAACCGAGCCACATCAGGACCGGCACGGGCAGTCCGGCGATGAGCCACGTCCCGCCCGTCACACCGGCCGACAGCCAGCCGCTGGTGCACCACGGGCAGCTCATCAGCTCGGAGAAGAACAGCGGGATCCACGGGGTCCGTATCACTTCCCGCTCCAACACCCCTTCGGTCTGGGTCATGGCACCCAGCCAGGCCGTATGCACTATCTGGCCCTCCCGCACCACAGGTAGGGGGCTCTTCTGTGCCTCCGCCAGGGTCAGCGGTCGCCACCCGCCCACGACCCGGTCACGGAGCCACAGCACGGGCGGGAAGTCCAGGTCCACGACCAGCTTGGTCAGGATGAAGGTGGCCAGCGACACGACCGCCAGCAGGAACCAGGGGTTGTTCATGCGTCCTCCGTCGTCTCACTTCGTTCGGTCAGCTCCCGCATGGGGACCGGGGCGCGGTGACGCCCCCTGCGGTACAGCGGCTGCTTGGCGTACCCGAGCAGCCAGCCCCAGCGCTTGCCCTTGTTCTGCTCCAGCCAGCGGGACGCGGCGTAGTAGACGGTGCCGAAGACCAGCACCAGCCCCGCTTCCACCGACTGTTCGTCCAGGTGCAGTCCCCACCGCGCGGCAGCCGCGCAGATGAAGCCGACCAGGTACGGGATGAAGGTCCGCCACAGGGACAGGAGCAGGGTGTATCGCGCGTCGCTCACGTGCGTCTCTTTCCGTCGTTCATGCACGTGAGCGTACCGGTTTAACGAACCCGTACCCCGCCGATGTTCTGCTGCGCGGCCTGCGCCCCGGACGAACCCTGGCCGGATCCGGTGGTGTGCGCGAGCTTCATCTGCCACGTGGTCCAGACCATCGCGTCGAGCCGGTCCGGGGACCAGCCGATCTCCGGGTGCCAGGTGCAGAGCTGGTCCTCAAGAGCTTCGAACGTCCCCGCGTGGTGCCAGCGCCCCTGCGCGGTCAGCGCGCTGACGGGCTGCGCACGGACCGCCTTGCCCCGCGTGGCCGTAACGGTCTTGATCGGAATGCTGACCCCGAGCGCGTCGGCTGCGGTGCGCAGCGTAGCCACGCACATGGCCCCGCCGTAGTTCGTCTCGGCCACGATCTCATCGGCTTCCCAGTCGATCGCGGCCTGGACCGCGCGACGGCCCCAGCCGTCCGGGGACAGGTGGCACGTCCGGTCGTCCAGCACGTACCCGTGCGCCTGCGGTCGCCCCCCGTTGCCCGGCAATACGAGACCCGACTTGCCGGCCACCACGATGCCCTGTTCTCCGGCCCCACCTGAAGGGTCCACCCCCACGGTGATCTTCACCAGGTCCGGCACCGCGTCCGGAAGCACCCGCGCGGCCTCGATCATGGACCGGGTCCACAGAGCGTTCTCATCCTCTTCCATGATCTTGCCCAGCAGCTCCTGGGACCCGAGCTGGGTTCCCGCGTACGTCTCCTCCAGCGCGTCCCGGATGTGCTGCGGAAGGTGGGGGTTGTCGTACGTCGTGATGCCTGTGGTCAGCTCCACGTTCCGGATCTCGCCGGCTGCCAGCTTCTTGATCAGCGGCTTAGGCTTAGGGGTCGTGGAACCCACCCAGTGCGGCCGGGGACCGGCGCGCAGACCGAACCGCATGTGGTCCCAGCAGTCGTCCAGATGGCGCCACGCGGCCAATTCCTCCGCCCAGATCAAACACCTGTTCGAACCCGCACGGAGCCGCTCCGCCTCTTCCGGGGTATGCGCACCGAAGATCTTCGCCTCGGCCCCGTTCGGCCAACGGACCACGGTCCCGCCGGCCGTGGTCACCAGCCTGGCCCCGGGGTCGTGCGCCTTGAGCCCGGAGGGGCCGTTGACGCAGGACGTGACCGCGTCGCCCTGGGTCGGGCCGATAATGCCCATCCAGTGCGGGACCGGTCCGGGCAGGCAGGCGGGACCGTTCACGTGCTCGGTCATGTACGACGCGCAGGCGTCCGTCTTGCCGGCGCCGCGCCCAGCCAGCAGCAGCCACCCGTACCAGTCCCCCGGGGGCGGGACCTGGTGGGGCAGCGGGGTCCACTTCGGGGACGCGAACCGCGCGGCGAGGGCTGCTGCTGCTGCACGCCCCACGGCTGCGCGGTCGGTCTCGGTCATGGGTTGAGTGTGCCCGACTCAACGACGACGCTGCGCCCGGCGCCGGGCCACGGGCTGCGGCCCGGCGTCCCCGACACCCGGCGTACCGGAGCTGTTGCGGCCGTGGTGGCACCAGGTCCAAGATCGTTTAGGCAGGTGCACGATCGTGGCGCCGGCAGCCACACAGCCCAGGGTGAACGCCCAGTCCTCTCCGCCCCGCTCCCACCCGGGCGGGTTGGCGAACCCCACCAGCCGGGCCAGCCCGGTGCGTACCAGGATCGTGATCGGGACCTGGTGCGGGTCCGCGTCGTCCCACGGACGGCCGAAGAACATCGGGAACGGATCGGACCCGCCCACGACCCGGAACCAGGGGTACACGTAGTCCGCCCCCGTCTCTCGCGCGCAGTCCACCAGGGACTCGATGTGGTCCGGGTCCATGGTGTCGTCACTGTCCAGGAACGCGGTCCACTCGGTCTCCACCTCCGCCATCCCGTGGTTGCGGGTGACCGCGGCGCCCGCGGCGTGCACGTCCCGGGCCAGCACCAGTTCCGTGGGGTACGTCTGCGCCCGCACCGAGGCCGCGGCCCGCTCCAGCATCCCGTTGCGCTCCCGGGCCGCGTGGAAGGGAATGACCGCGGTCACCCCGGGGCGCAGGGTCATCGCGGCGTCCCCCGCCACATGATCTCGTTGTCCCCCTGGATCGTCAGATCCAGGGTGGTCCACGGACGGATGCCGTAGTCCGCGTGCGCGGCCTTGAGACCGTCGAAGTAGTGGAAGGACTCCAGCACCCAGAAGCTGACGTGCGTCGGGTCCGCGTACGCGTGCCAACCAACCGCCGCGTTGGGTACCCGCACCGTGAACACGCCCCCGGGCCGGAGCACCCGGTGCGCCTCGTTCATGACGAAGAGCCGGGGCCCAGCGGCCGGGATGTGCTCCATCACGTGACTGGCCAGGATGCCGTGCACGGACCCGTCAGCGGCCGGCCAGGACTTGTCCTGGGCCTTCCACTTCCACCCCTCGGTACCGTGCACCGGGTCCAGGTTGGTCCAGCCGGGCGGGGCCAGCGTTCCCCCGCCGATCTCGATGTTCAATGCCGCTCACTTCCTTCGTAGTTCAGCCACGGGTTCGCGAAGTGCGTCCCGGGCAGCGGGGCCGGACGCAGGACAGAGGAGCGCAGCGCCACCGGCTGCGATACCTGGTCCTGGAACGTGAACCGGTCGATCAGGTCCGACCAGTCGTCGCCCAGGTCGATCACCCGGTCGTCATCGTGGCGCCGGGTTATCACCCCCGTGGCCCACAGACCCCAGTGGTCCGGATGACCCAGTTCCCGGGCGTCCTTGACCTGCGGGCCGAAGTCCTCCCCCGCGTACTTGGCCAGCTTCGCCGACTCCTCCGCCTCGGTGAAGATGCAGTCCCGCCAAGGGTGCACGAACTGGGCGACCGGGTCGAAGACGGACGTGCACGCCAGGGCGCCGGACACGAAGTCCGGGGAGGTGACGCGGAAGGACGCGTCCAGCCACACGGACGACGACGCGTCGGTGTATTCCCACGGGAACAGCTTCGGGGCCTTCGCCGCCCGGTTGGGGTGCACGCCCGGCCGGGGAAGGTGGACCACGCGCCAGCCCAGGGCGCTGCCCCGAAGCGACGCGTCATCGGTGACCAGCACCCAGTCCACGTCCAGCCCCTCCTGGGGTATCACGGGCTTGAGCGTGTCGTATCCGCCGTACAGCGCCTGGACCACAGCCGCGTCGGGGCGGGTCACCGAGCTGCCCCGTGCTCAGCGTGCATGTGCTGGCTCAGGTACCCGTGGTCGATCTCCGAGTCCCACAGCCCGTTCGTGTCCGGGCCCGGGGAGAGGAAGTAGACCTGGATCGGGATCGTCTCCCCGCACAGCGGGCACCGGATCTCCGTCGCCACGGTCGTGACCCCCGCTGCCGTGATCGGTCCGAGGTAGGTCACGGCCGGTACCACCCGATCGCGTCGTCGAGCCGCTGCCAGTCCATGGCCGGGCGCCAGTCGAGGCGGTCCCAGCCCTCACCCTTGGCCACGATCGTGGTCGCTTCCTCGCCCGTGCGCATCGGCAGGTACTCCACTCCGGCGCTGCTCCCGGTGATTCCGAGGACGATGTCCGCCACTTCGTTGACCGTGACCGCCTCGCCCGTCCCCGCGTCGAACACGGCGTCATCCCCGTGCCCGGCCGCGTCCACCAGCATCCGGCCCACGTCGTCCGCATGCACCAGGTCCACGGTCTGGGTGCCGTCGCCCCACACCGGGATCGGGAGCCCCTGCCACGCGGCGCGGGCGAACGTGGGCACGATCTTCTGGGGGTGGCCGGGACCGTGCGCCTGGCCGGGGCCGTACGCGTTGAAGGCCCGTACGTGGCTGACCGGAACGCCGAACGCCCGGTGCCAGTTCGTGGCCAGGCTCTGCGCGCACACCTTCGTGGCCGTGTACACGCTCGGGAACACCGGGGGCATGGTGATGCCCACGTAGCCGGCGCCATTGGCCCGGCACCATTCCAGCACCCGCAGCGTGCCCTTGATGTTCACCTCGACAGCCCATTCGGGGTTGTCGAACAGCTCAGAGGTGCCGAGCACTCCGGCCAGGTGGATGACCGTGTCGGCCCCGGACAGGGCGGCCAGGTCCCCGAGGACATCGTTCCCGTCGGCCCGGTCGAAGCTCCACACGTCGTTGCCCGCGTTCTCCGCGGCCGTGATCGTGGCCCTGCCGATGAACCCCGACCCGCCGGTCACTGCGATCCTCATGCGCCCTCGCTCTCGTTGGTCACCACGCCGGTCGCCCCCACTTTTCCACGAACCGGGCCATGTCCTTGCCCGCCTGCTCGGTCAGGTCCGGGCGCGCCACGGTGTACCCGTTGGGGTGCAGGTGCTGGTGGTCCACCCCGGGCACGACCACGGTCCCGCCGGACTGCCGGGCACGCCAGTCAAGATCGTTGTCTCCGGCCCACCATGCCAGTTCCTCATCCGCCCGTAGGCCTGCTTCCCCGCGCAGGGCGAAGCACCAGCCGGTGATTCGGATCGGGTTCGGGTGCCTCATCAGGCCTTCCGCAGACCGGAGGCCCGGGTACGCGAGCTGCGCCCCGTCGTACTTCCGCAGCCCCGACATGAGCACCGCCACGGAGCTAGGGGCCATGATCGTGTCATCGTTGACGACCAGCACGTTCCAGCGGTCCTGCCACAGCTCCCCGTCACGCTCCATCCGGCGCCGGACCGTCTCCAGTCCGATGTTCCACCAGCGGGAGATGTTCGGGACGGGGTTGCGGTCCCGGATCACGTACGCGTCCCGGAGTTCGACTCCGTTATAGCCTCCGTTCACCACGGCAATGATCCCGTCCACCTGGTCCCGGAGCGCGGCCACACAGTCGTGCAGGCACGGGCGCCCCTCGGTGGGGATCACCGCGTACGTGGGGGTGGTGCCGGTCATCAGAACCGCCACCACCCGTCGTACCCAGTCGGGGGCGTCGGGTACGCGTGCAGCATCGGACGCAGGATCGCGAGGTGCTGCGCCTGGACATCGGGGTCTTCGGCACCCCAGTACCCGGAGCCGTCCCATCGGCCCTCTGTGGTGCCGCCGTAGCTGCTGTCCAGGTTGTTGCTGAGCATGGCTTCCGGACTGGACAGGTCAGGTGCTTCGTGTCTCCACTGCGCCCGCAGACCCAAACGGCCCAGACACGCCCGGGTTACGCCGTCCTTGCGCCGGTACCAGACGGCCCGGCAACTGCCGGACAGCCAGTAGACGCCGTCGCGTTCGGTCGCGTCCAAGGCCACAGTGGTGAGATCGATAGCGAATGGCTTGCGGCTGATGAGCATTCGGTCTTCGCGGATCACGGCGTGGCCCCCTCGGCTTCGGCGATGCGGAGCAGCGAGGCGTAGTCGTCCGCCTGCTGCTGGATCAGCCGGACCCGGCGCGCGGTGAATCCGGCCCGGGGCGTGGTGGCGGACAGGGAACGCCCCTCCTGGCGCAGGCGCTCGGCACGCTCCGCCAACTGGGCCTGGCGCAGCCGGAGTTCAGCGATCGTCAGGGGGTTCATGACGTCCCCGATTCCGGGGCCCAGTGGTCGTCCGTCTGCGGGTCGATCAGGTCCGCCACCCCGCCGTGCGGCTGGCAGCAGTCCGTACCCGCACACCGGTCGTCCCGGCCCGTGGCGCGCTGCTGCTCCGCCAGCTCGTGCGCGTGTTCGTCCAGAGCTTTCTGGACGATGTCCTCAGCGGCTTCGTGCGAGTACCCCGCAGTCACCGCCACCCGGGCCATGAAGCTTCGATGGCTCATGCTTCCTCCGTCATCGGTCACTGTGTCCCGACCAGTTTACCTTATTCAGCGGACAGAAGCCTCTCCTGCGCGGCGCCCAAAGCCTTCATCCGCTGCGCCGGTTCCAGCTCCAGCGCGTCCAGGGCCGCGGTCAGCGCGTCCGCCACCAGACCGCCTTCCATGTCCAGCCTGCGCCCCAGCGCCTCCATCACCCCCGCGTCCACCGCAGCCTTCGCCATCCGGCCTGCCACCATGCGTTCCTGGCGCGACTCCTTCAGCCACGGGCGCATGGTCGCCGGCGGGATCAGCGGGTCACCCCCGTCCGCCACGTGCCGGGCCAGTGCCGCTTCCAGCACCAGGTCCATATACGCGGCCCGGCCCATGGACGCGGTGACCAGCTTCAGCAGCGCCTCGGTGGGGCCGATGCCCTCGATCTTCGCCAGTTCCATGGCCTGCCTCCAAGCGTCCTCGTTCTGGGGCCACAGTCCCCCGTGCACCTCACACTGACCGTAGCCGAAATGCCCGGTTCCCTTGCCCGCCGGATGGGTGCACATGGCTCCGCCCCGGGTCCGCTGGGGGCACCGGGGCAGATCATGTTTCCACCGCAGGCGCATGTGCCCGCGTTACCTGTCTTTTCGCAGGTCAGCGGTCCAGCATCGGAGGATCCTCCAATTGACCACGTACAGGACCAGCATCAGGAGCGCCGCACCGGCGCCCATGCCGTACACGAAGGCGGCCCAGGCCGGCATTAGCGTGCCTCGAAATGGCACGGGGCCGGGTCGCTGCTACCGACCGTGACCGGGGACGCCGCGTCCAGCTGCTCCCGCAGCGTCGGACGGTAAGCGAACTCCGCCAACTGGAGAAGCTTCTCCGGGTCCACCGGGTCCGCCAGCTTCGGCCAGTCCACGGACTTCATGAAGTCCCGCTGCGCCATGGGCAGCAGTACGTCCGCGAACCCGTGCCAGTCCATGCCCATGACCCGCAGCCACCACGCGTCGCACTGGTTGTCGTCGGGGAACTCCAACGCGGCGCGCTTGAACGCGGCCATCGCCATGGCGGTCTTGTCGGCGCCCTTCTTTCCGGTGGCGTACGCCTTGAGCGTGGACGGGTTCACCACCGCGCACGGAACTTCGAGGTCCAGCAGGGCCACCCGCACCGCCCCCTGCACCATGTGGATCGCCTTGATCGCAGACCCCTTCAGGCCCGGGGGCGCTTCCTCCATCACGACCAGATCGGGCCGGGTGGCGATGACCGCGCCGCGTACCTCGTTGCGGATCACCACCAGCCGGTAGTCCCGGTCCTTGGCGTTCGTGGCGACCGTCAGCGTCCGGCCGTCCGGGAGACAGATCCCGGTGGCGGTCATCGACAGGTCCAGTCCCAGCACGTTCATCGTCATCGCGTTTCCTCCGTCATCAGATCGGTGATCTCCTGCATACCGTCCACCGAAGCGGCCAGCTTGACCAGGTCCAGCGCCCGCTTCGTCAGGTCCCGCGCGTCGTCCGCGTACGGGCCGGGGAACCGGTCCACCCCGGCCGCGAACCGGCTGGTCTGCTCCGCCAGTGCGACCGCGTCCCGGGCCAGGCGACGGGTCTGACGGGACCGCCAGCGCTCCGCTGCCGTGGCCATGGTTCAGCCCCGTTCCCGTCGGCCCGCAGCCACACGGTGGCCCCAGCGGGCGCCGCGCAGGAACGACTTCGCCAGCCAGCCGATCCGACGGGCCCGGATGATCCGGGGGTGGTCGGCCGGCAGCGAGGGCGGCCCCCAGTCGTCCCGGTTCCAATCCGCCTCCCGGGCCCAGCGCTGCTCCCACTGTGCGGGTGTCTCGTCCGTCACGGGGACACCTGGATCCCACCCAGTGGAACACCAGCGCGAATCTGCCGGTAGAGATCCTGAACTCTGGCCGTGGCTTTGCTGTCGCGCCGGTTCAGCGCACGCCGGGCGGTCATGGTCAGTGTGCTCCAGCAGCCCAGGCACAGGTACTTGCCGGTGCCCTTCATCCCCGACGGGCACCCGGGGCATCGAGTTTCGTCCATCAGGGCTTCGGCCTGCGCGCCAGGTCAGCGAGCCAGGCCGCGATTACGGCCGCGCACTGGACCAGTTCCCCTGCCAGCATCTCGGAATCGGTCTCCGCGAACGCCTCCCCCACCTCTTCGGCCAGGATGTGGCGCCAGGTCACCGACCCGTCCGCAGCGGCCGATTGGCACTCCTTGCGAGCCACGTCAGCCGCTGCCACGAAGTAGGGCTGGCCGGTTCCGTCCGGGTGCCGCTGGTCGCCCCACTTCTCGATTTGCCGGTGCCGTTCGTCGTCCACGGCTTCAGCAAACGCGCCCACGCCCGGGGTGCTGAACAGTCTCGGATAGCTCATCGTTCCTCCATCGTCTCTCGGTTTCGTTAAACCGTACCTCACTTGGACCCGTAGCACAGCGACCAGTCCGTTCCCGGTGCGGACACGTCCGCCAGGATCGGGACGCCCCGGAACTCGAACGTCATCGCGTCCTTGATCACCTCGGTCACCTCGTCCACCCGGTCCACGGGCACGGACAGCACCACCTCATCGTGAACGACGCACCTCAGCATGGACGTGATCTCCGGAAGCCGGTCCACCATGCGCAGCAGCCCCGTGGTCATGATGTCCCGGGCGCAGCCCTGGCCCATCAGTGCCGGGGCCTGGGTGTACGCGCGTGCCGGGTCGCAGCGCATCTTGCGGCCGAAGCCGTTGTCCAGGAGCTGGCCGGATTCGGCCTGCTCGCGGACGCGCTCGGTCCAGGCTGCCTTGACCTCGAACCGGCTCATCACCTCGAAGAACCGGGAGACCAGCTCCGGGTCATGGCCCTTGGTGATCATGGCCTTCGCGCCCAGGCCGTAATTGTTGCCGTGGTTCAGCGGCTTCACCCCGTCCCGGCTCACGTTCATCATGGCCGCGACCTCGGTGTGCATGTCCCGGCCGATCTCGAACATCTCCATGTACAGCGGGTCCTGGCACAGTCCGGCCACTCCCCGCATGTCCACCTGGGCGAAGTCGGCGGTCAGATGGACCTCGCCCTCATCGGGAAGGAAGACCGCGCGCTGGACCGCCTTCCCGTCCCGCTTGCCGATGTTCGTGACGGACGGCTTCGTGTGGGCCCAGCGCCCCGACGCCTGGTCCTCCCCGATCCCGGCGTGCACCCGGCCGGCGGTGACGAACTTGGAGATCTCCGCGTACTTGGCGGTGGCCCCGGTCACCTCGTTGACCAGCTCACAGATCCGCCGGACGCCGGGCAGATGGCCGTACGCGCGCAGCATGCCCGGGAACCGCTTCATCTCCGCGCCCTTGCCCACGAAGTAGAAACCCTCCCCCAGAGCCTCTGAGGACGTTGCCAGGGCCCCCGTAGCGGTCTTCGGGTAGTGGGGGGCACCTGCGGCCCGGAAGGCGCTCACAAGGGCAGCACGGCCCGCGTCGGACCCCGTGGGGGACAACCGGGGTTCCTCGAACGTGACCTTGGCCTTACCGCGGCCCTTCGTCACGGTCTTGGTCAGGGGCACCCCGTACTCCGCCCCGAGGACCTTCAGCGCCTGCTGGCGGTGCTCCTCCTCGGTCGCGGTGCGCTGCGCGAGAAGGTCTTCGTCCACGCGCCATCCGTTGAGCGTCATCCGGTTCTGGATCGAGGCGATACGCATCTCGCGCCGGGCGTAGTCGTCCAGCGCCGGGGCCAGCGCCCCGTAGACGGCCCGTGAGGCCCGTACGTCTCCCCGGAGGTAGTCCAGGTACCGCGGATCGTCCTGAGGGATCAGGGCATACCCCAGGGCCGCACGCTCCGGCTCCGTGAGCTTGGCCCCCGTGGCCGGGTCGGTGAGCGGGGCGAACTCCAGCGCCAGCGCCTTCAGGTCGTCGGTCTTCCCCACGACCCCGTACCGCTGGGCGACCGCGTCGAGCGAGTAGTACCCGGCCCGCATGCCCTTGGCGGAGGGCGGGTCGGCGAGACGGGCGAGAACGATCGTGTCGACCGTCTTGGCCGCAAGCGCGTCGTAGTCGGCCCCGCAGTGCCGGGCCAGCGCCGGCAGGTCGAACCGGAGCACGTCATGCCCGACGATCGCCTTCGCCCGGTTCAGGAAGTCCAGCAGGGCGACCGGGTCGGCGGTCACGCCCACGGCCGCAGCCCCGGCCGCTCCGCACAGCCGGACGAACGGGCCGGGGTGACCGCCCAGGTACAGCCGGTCCGCGGACGCGGTCTCGATGTCAAAGAATCCGGTGTCAGCCATCTGTCCGTTTCCTCCGTCTCAGTCCGTGTAGAAGTCGAAATCATCCGGTCCGTCACCGGGGGTAGTCACCCTCTGTGACACAGGCTCCGGTGTGGGCTCCGGAGTGGGCGGTGTGACGAGTGTGGGGAACAGCCCTTCTAGGCCATGCGTGTGGGACTCAACCCCTCCTTGACCATGATCATTAACCTCTGAGTCACGCACGTATGGAGAGGATGTCTGGATGCCCACACCCGCCACACTTTCCGCACCCCCCATATCGGTACCGTCTCCTCCATCCCCGGGCGAAACGGACAGGTGCGGTGTGGATTCCGGCGGTGTGGGGTTCGAGCCCGGTGTGACATTGAGACCCACGTTCTTGTTCTCGTTCCGGAGCCTCACTTCCCCGACCCCGCTCACGCTGCGCAACCGCTCGATGAACTTGCGACTCGACATAGGTGCGGACGAATCCTCATCCTTCGCCCACGACTTGAACATCTCGTGCAAGGTGGACTTCTTGGTCCCCTGCTCCGGCCCGACCAGTTTCCCGGCCGCGTCCGCATGCACCGTGCACTTCTCGCTCACCCACAGGGCGACCCGGTCGGACCTGGTCTCGAACTCCCGCATCACCGCCGGATCCGTCGGCAGGTACCCGCCACGGGCCGTGTACCTCTGCCAGGCGGCCACCCAGCGCACCAGGATCCCTGGCAGCTCTGCCATGATCCGGTCCTCGATGGAGGGGTCTTCCCGGCCGGCGAATGAGTACGGGAACTCGAACGGCTTGACCCGGTTGGCGTACGCCCGGGACGCCTCGCTCACCGTGGGCAGCTCGTTCGCGGAGAACGCGAACAGCGCCTGGTTGGTGAACTGGAACTCCTTGCCGTACTTGCGGTTGGCGTGGATCACGTCCTCACCGGTCAGCATCTTGAACGTGGACATGTCCGAGACGTGTTTGGCGGACAGGTCCGCGGCCACGTTCAGCGCCCGCAGATACAGGTTGGCAGCGGCGAACTTGTCGTCACTGAGCTGGTGCAGCGTGACGGCGGAGGTGTTCTCCGTTCCGGCAATGCGGCCCATGATGCGCAGGTACGTGGACTTGCCCGAGTGGGACGGCCCGAACAGGAACACCGCTTTGCCGGGCGTGCGGGACGGGTCCAGCATCAGGGACACGGACTCTTCCAGGTCATCGAGCTGGAAGCCGGGCAGCACCGTGGCCAGCCACGCTTCGTACTGCGGGCAGACGGCGTCCGGGTTCCAGGCCACCGGGATCTGGGTGGCGGACAGGTACGCCGGGTCGTGCGGGGCCAGCTCCCCCGTGCGCAGGTCCAGCAGCCCGTTGGTGCAGTTGAGCACCGGGGACGGCATGCGCTCCGGGAGCCGGGTCCCGGAGCCGGCCAGACGGCCGATCAGTACTTCTTCGATCGTGGCCCGGTGCGCCGGCCGGTACTCCTCTCCCAGCTTCTCCTGGACCACGGAGAACAACTGCTCACGCCCCCGGTCCACGATGTACCTGCCTCCCTGGTACATGGCCACCATGGACCCGTGCGCCAGCGCCGCGGGCTGTCCGGCCAGTACCGAGTCCGCCGCGGTCTGCGCGAGCAGCGACCCTTTCTCGTTGAACATCAGCGCCGCGTCCCCGGACGCCTTGCGGGCCGGTGCCCGGCCCAGCGTCTTCTTGGCTCCGTCGCACACCCGGCGCAGGTACGGGGTGCGCTTGCCCGGCTCGCGCCGGCCCAGGACATCGTCCAGTCCCTCCTTGGCCTTCGCCCCGGCCAGCGACGCGAAGCGCACCGAGGCCGCGCCCTCCGCGTCCAGCGCTTCCTTCAGCCCGGTGGCCGCTTCCCACACGTCGCGGTTGTGGGACACGTCCGCGTCGAACAGGCAGACGATGTCCCGGTCCTCGGCCCAGGACAGGTCCGTACCGGTCCAGTTCTGGCAGCCCGGTACCGCGACCACTCCCCACCCGTCCGGGGCCCACACAGCGGCAGCCAGCCCCTGCTTGGTGCCCTCCACGAACAGGATCGGATCGCTGGCGCTCTCCGGCGCGCGCAGGTGTCCGAGGAACGTCCCGCAGCCCCCGGGGAAGATGTACTTGTGCGGGGTCTCCTTGCCGGTGGCGGGGTCGGTGTCCATCACCGGGATGTCCGGGCGGAACTGGGTCACGGTCCGGTCCCCGTCGCGCCACTCGAACAGCATGCCGGGACTCTTCACCCAGCGCCTGTGGATGTCGTCCGGCACATGGTCCGGGTGCCGCACCGAGCGCACCCCGTACTTCAGCGCCTCCGCGATGGGGATCCCGCCGGAGTCCAGCAGCGCCAGGGAGGCAGGGGTGAACTCGGTGCCGAACGCGTCCATCACCCGCTCAGCGGCATCCGGCACGGTCCCGTTGGATTCGATAACATCGGTCATGGCGACTCGCTCTCGCTCGTGCCCCCGGCGCCGGCCCACGGCTTCCGGGGGTTTCGCATGTTCGTTTGGGTGGGTTGAGAGTAGACCACACTGTCCACACTCACGGGCATGGCGGCGCACCGATCCGGAACAGTTTCTCGGTGGCTGTGTCGTGTTGTCCCGTCTGGCGCAGCGACATGCTCTTTTCAGAAGACCAGATCACCGTGTACGGCACATCCTCCGGTGCGGTGTACTCCGACACGTACACTGCGCATCCGTCTGACGCCCATTGCGCCAGCGTCTTGTAGAACAGGCCGTGATCGAAATCCCCGGTGCTGTACCCGGTCGTCCCGGCGTAGGGCGGATCGCAGTACACGACCGTTCCCGGGGGCGGCGTCAGCGATCCGAACAGGCCGTGCCGGAAGGTGACCCCACGGTCCTGGAACACGGCTCCCTGCCGGGTCACGGATCTGGCAGATTCAGCCGCGTAATTTCGCCCGTCTCCCGACGCGTACCCGCCAAACCACTTGCCCCCGAAAGACGCCCCGAACCCGGCGAAGCCCCGGAGCGCGGACGGTTCGGCCCGCCGTAGCTCTTCGTACTGCTCCCGGCTGACGAACTCAGGCGGCAGGTGCCCCGCACTTACCGCCTGCCACATCAGAATCAGGTCCGGGTGCGCATCCATGGCGACGGACCGGGTGAAGTGCGGAGCCGCATGTTCGAGCACATTGCCCCCACCCACGAACGGTTCGAACCAGTTCTTCCGGTACGGCGTGTCGTCCAGGACCGCCTGAGCGACACGCCGCGCGATCTTTGCTTTACCACCCATGTACCGCATGCTCAGTCCTCCGTCTGTGTCTGGTTCATCCCGACTCCCCGAACTCGAACCGGGCGGACCGGGCTGCGGTGAGCGCGTCCCGCAGTGCCTGCGCGGTGTGTGCGGGCATCCAGTCGGTACGTACGTCCTGGACCGTCTTCCCGGTCACCAGGAAGGAGCGCGCCGGGATGTCCACGGTGCCGGGCCCCGGCCGAGGCACGCCCCCGACCAGCATCAGCATGACGTACCTGTGCGCGTGCGCCTCCACCGCGAACTCACGCACCTTGGACAGCTCCCGCTGGGTCGGCTCCGCGCCCTTGATCTCAAGGAAGACCTTCAGGTCGGGCAGCTTGAAGTCGGGCAGGTACTTGCGCCCCGACGGGAGCTGGAACCCCTGCCCCTCGTACTCCCACGTGAGGCTGAGCCGGTCCATGAATACGGCCCAGCGTGCCTCGGTCCGGGACCTGAACTTGCAGCCCGCGTAACGGGTCTCTATCGCGGAGATCGTCACAGGAACAGCCCCTTGTCGTCAGCTTCTACCCGGCAGCAGACGGACGAGAAAGTCACCGCATCGGTCCGGTTGCAGTAACCGCCCTGATCCCGGATCTTCTCGTTTTCCGGCCACAGGCAGATGTGCCCGAGTTCCGGAGGGTGCCCGTCCGCCAGATCGCATCCGTGGGAGGTGAACATCCACGGGCAGTGCGTCAGGTCCGGCAGGTGGTTCACCGGTTCACCCCCACCGGTACCGGCTCGCGCCGGTCGTGTTGGCAGGTGCAGGTATGCGGGTACAGGCACGGATGCGGAACCTTGATCCGCATCACGTACTCCCCAACCCTTTCGCGATTGGCCACGGTCAGATCAGCGGCGTAGGTGCACCCAGAGCACATGCTCACGCCGTACTCCGTTCCGGGACGAACAGGTCCGTGGCGTTCTTCAGTTCGTCCGCGTTGATACGCACCCGACGGTTCCGGTTCGTGTACCGGGTCAGGGTGCCGTTGCTCAGCCACCGGTCCACGGTGCGCAGGCTGATGCCCGCGCGCTCCGCCGCTTCGGCCCGGGTCAGCCAGGTCTTCTGTGCTGTCGTCATGGGTGCAGCGTAACAGGTTCTGGCAGTCGGTGGCAGCAACTGGCAGGCCCGTGATATCGTTCAACCAGAGGAACGGACACCGACGGAGGAACGATGAGCATCATTGAGGACCTGGAAAACAGCCTCGCCGACACCGAGGACGAACGCGACCGGTTCAAGGACCAGGTGACCGAGCTGGAGAACGAGCGCGACGAACTGAAGGCGAAGCTGTCCTCCGCCGTCCGCTCCCTGGAAGAGACGATCCGGGGGCTGGAACGATGACGCACAGCGAAGAGACCTACGCGCAGTGGCTGAACCTGCTGGGCAGCGGGACCGTGGAGAGCCCGGAACTGCACCAGGAACTCCTGGTCATGCGGGTGGTGGCCACATCGTCCGGGGACAGCGAGCGCTTCAGCGAGGCGTACATGGACGTGCTGCTGGCCCTGGCGCCGGCGGTCGGAGCCCGCAAGGCCAAGCGGATGGTGGAGGCCCTGTCCAAAGCGGCCCGCGCGCACCGGGTCCGCTACGTTCCCGGCACCCCGCTGATGATCGACGGCCGCGACTGCTCCCCCGACTCCGTACGGGCGCTGCAAGCCGACCGCGACATGTACCGGTCCATGGTGCTGGAGAACGCGACCCGGTTCGGGAGCGTGACCGCGTGACGTCTCTGCTGGCGTTCTGCGCGAGCGTCTACCTGACTGTGCGCCTGATCGGCGTGTGGCTCCGTTGGATGAACCGGAAGGGCGGGAAGCGGTGAGCCACGACGACCGCTACCAGGTCTACACGTCCGACCTGACCCCCGGGCTGCGCGAGATTGTGGGCGACGACCCGCACTACACGGTCTGGGACCGGGAGCTTCGCAAGTCCGTCCCGTTCGGCGGGTACGGCAACGCGGACGCGGCGCAGCGCCGGGCGTACCGGATGAACCACCCCACCGGGTGGGACACCGGTAGTCAGCGGCTGTGCCTCAAGTGCGCGGACGCGTACGCGGCCACGACGATGGTTGAGACCGAGGGCGGGAACCGTACCGGCTGGGTGTCCGTCCAGGGGACCGTGGCCCAGGCCTGCGCCTGGTGCGGGGCGTCGCTGTCCCGGACCGACCGGCGCGTCAAGTCCTGCGGAGCGTTCGCCGACCACGGCCCGCACCCGCACGGAACCTCGGACCTGCGCTGCCCCGGCAACGGCCCGTTCAGGGACAGCGAGCTGGTGGAGCTGGAACCGGAGACCCATCCCGGTCCGCCGTGCGTGTGCTCCGACTCGATCAGGTCCTTGCTCGGGCACTGCCCGAGCAAGGACAGCAACGAATACGCGTTCTGCCCGGTGCGGTCCGGCCGGCTCAAGCGGAACGGAGACTGATCGATGAGCACGAAGGAGTGCAACGGCATCTGCCTGTACGCCGCGGATATCGGAGTCCCGGAGGCCGGGAACGTGGTCGCCTACGCGCACCCGGACTGCCCTGCCCACGGAGACCCCCTGAACGAAGAGCCGGATGCGGATGTGTGCGGTGGTGGGGAGGAGTCCCTCCGGTTCGTGCGCGAGGAAGACGTGACGGGGGAGACCCGTGGCTGAGCCCCGGTTCATGTGCGCACGGTGTGGCACGTTCGTCTGCGACAACTGCGGAGGCAGGCGCCCGACCACTGACGTCCGGTACTGCACGTACCCGTGCGGGTGCCGGGGGCTGGTGGGTGTGCTGGTCCCGACGATGCACACCGAGAAGATGTGGCGCACCCACAACGAGGGGGAGTTGCCGCGTCCGTACCCCTACGGCACGACGGCCGGTCAGGACGAGTGGGCCCCAGGGTTCGGCTCCCGCACGGTTCCCCAGCCGATGTACCGGGGCGTCCCGCGCCCTGGTCCGGAGTCGGACGTCACCGATATGGATTCATGGAGGCGCGGCGTAGACGCTGCGCTGGAACAGGAGACGGAGACACGGTGGCGACTCAGCTGACTCTCAGGCCCTACCAGCGCGAGGCCATCGACGCGGTCACCGCAGCCTGGGCGGAAGGGATCCGGCGCCCGGCCATCGTGCTGGCCACGGGCCTGGGCAAGACCGTGATCTTCTCTCAGCTCGCATCCGAGTTCATCGAGCGCACCGGCCAGCGGGTATTGATCCTGGTTCACAGGGACGAACTGGCCTCGCAGGCGATGGACAAGATCCGCGGCATCGCTCCGCACCTGTCCGTGGGCAAGGTCAAGGCAGCGGTGAACGAACCCCGGGCCGAAGTGGTCGTGGCCTCGGTGCAGACGCTGTCCCGGGCCGCTCGGCTGACCGACTTCCTGAGCTGGCAGGCGACAGCCGGACCGATCGGCCTGATCATCACTGACGAATGCCACCACAGCGTGAGCCCCAGCTACGTCAAGATCTACGACGCGTTCCCGGACGCGGTCCAGCTCGGGGTGACCGCGACGCTGGCCCGGGGCGACGGCATCGGCCTCGGGTCCGTCTGGGACGACGTGGTGTACGAGAAGTCCATCGCGTGGGGGATCAAGAAAAAGTTCCTGTCCCCGGTGCGCGGGGTCGCGGTGCGGGCACCGGAGCTGGACCTGTCCTCGGTGAAGCGGTCCGGGGGCGACTACCAGGCAGGTGACCTGGGCCGGGCACTGGCCACCTGCGGGGCGCTGGACGTGATCCCGAAGGCGTACGCCGAACACGCCTCCGACCGCTCCGGGGTCGTCTTCTCCCCCACCGTGGAGACGGCGGAGTACGTGGCCGAAGTCCTCCGTGAATCCGGAATCACCTCCGCGGTCATCTCCGGTGCCACACCCCGCGACGAACGCGCCCGGATTTTCGAGGACCACCGGACCGGCCGCGTCCAGGTGCTGAGCAATTGCATGGTGCTGTCCGAAGGCTGGGACGGGCCGCACACGTCGTGCATCGTCATCGCCCGGCCCACCCAGTCCAACCCGCTGTACGTCCAGATGGTGGGCCGTGGCACCCGCACGTACCCGGGGAAGGCAGACTGCCTGGTCCTGGACATCGTCGGCGCTGGCGCGACGAACAAGCTGCGCACCCTGGTCGATCTCGAACCCGGGATGTTCCCGGACACCCAGCCGTGCGAGGTCTGCGACCGCGTCCCGTGCGTCTGCCCGTGCTCCGGGTGCGGCGGTCCCCGGCCCTGCGCCGCGTGCAGCGAGCGTCCGGAACTGGAGCTGGCCAAGGGCACGACGGAGGAAGTGGACCTGTTCGCCGGCTCCACCCAGTCCTGGCTGGTGACCAGGGGCGGCGTGCTCTTCATCCCGGCCGGAGAGGGCGGGGAAGTGCTGCTGTGGCAGAGCCAGACCCCGGGGCTGTGGGACGTGGTGCACGCCCCGAAGGTAGGGAAGTGGATCCGGCTGCACGAGGCGCTGCCCCTGGGCACGGCCCAGGCGTGGGCGGAGTCCGAGGCGGACGACCTGGCCGGATTCAACGTAAGGAAGACCGCTAGCTGGCGGAAGAAGCGTCCGTCCGAGGCACAGCTTGACTTCGTCACCCGACTCCGGATCGACCTGCCGAAGGACGTGCGCAGCGGTGAGCTGGGCAACCTCATCTCGGTCGCGCTGGCGTCCAAGAGGATCGACCGGTACTTGCCCCGCGTGTGATTTAATGAATCCATGAACTGAGAGACGGAGGAACGATGACCGAGACCCCGCGCCACGCCTGCCGGGTGTGCACCCGCACCGACCTGTCCCTGACCGCCAACGGCCGGATCCGTTCCCACGCGGCGGACGGCAAGCGCCCCGGGCCGGACAATCCGAACTGCCCCGGTGGGTCGGACCTGCCTAGGGGCCTGGAACAGGATCTTCCCTGCTTCCACCCGAACATCGACGGCATCGGCCGGTGCAAGGACTGCTCCGAAGACCTGCGCCCCACCATCGCCGAAGTGGACGCGGCGATGCGGGCCGCGCTCGGAGACGCCCCGCCCGAGGTTGAGGACACGGCACTGGAAATGATGGAGCGCCAGCGCCTGTACGGAACCCGTCCGGAGCACAGCGGACCGAACCCGTACCGCGCCCCGCTCCCGACCGGGAACCTGCCCCACGACCGGCACACCGACCCCCAGACGGAGGACGACCCATGGCAGACCCGTTCGACTCACCCGACGACCGCAGCGGCCCCGGACCCTGGTTCTACGCCTCGTTCGAATCCGAGTGCGACGGATGCGAGAACGCCATCTACCCCGGAGACCTCATCCGGGCCGACGGAGACGGCGGGTACGAGGGACAGGACTGCTGCGGTGACGACTGAGACAGCGGACGCGTTCGACTCCGCCACCGCCCCGGTACAGCGCGCGGAGCAGCGGGTGGAGCGCGATGGATACGGGCGTTACCGCCTGATTCACCCGGTGACCGGCAAGAAGCAGGCCTGGCAGCGCTGCACGACCTTCTCAAAGATGCTTGAGGACACCTTCGGGCTGGGCGTGTGGCAGCAACGGATGGTCGCCAAGGGCCTGGCCCTGCGCCCGGACCTGCTGGACGTGGTGGCCACGCTGGAGGTCAAGCGGGACGCGGAGCAGCTCAACCGGCTGCTGGAGCAGGCCAAGGACGCGGCCGGCAGCAAGGTGGCCGCCAACCAGGGCACGGTGTGCCACAAGCACACCGAGGACGTGGACCGGGGGGATTCCCTGGACGACGTGCCGCCCCGATACCGCGCGGACGTGACCGCCTACGTGAAGGCCCTCCGCAGCGCCGGTATCACCATCGTGCCCGAGCTGATCGAGCGCATCACGGCCGTCCCGGATCTGGGGGTGGGCGGGACCCTGGACCGGGTGGTGCGGGACCGGCACGGGAAGTACCGGATCCTGGACGTCAAGGGGCTGGCTCTGACGGAGCGCATCCCGACCCCTACCGGCTGGACCACGATGGGTGAAGTCACGGTAGGCGACACCGTGTTCGACGCGTACGGCAAGCCGTGCGAGGTGACGTTGAAGTCGGAGGTCAAGCGGATCGGTACGTACCTCGTACGGTTCGATGACGGGTCCACGGTGGTCTGCGACAGCGAACACATCTGGTGGACAGCCGCCGGCCGCGAACCCGGGGAGCCGACACCCAAGTCGATCGGGGAAGTGATCCGGACGCTCCGCAACGCCAAGGGCTCCGCTCACCACCGGATCCCCGTGACCGGTCCGCTGGATCTGCCGGAAGTAGATCTGCCGATCGACCCGTACCTGTTGGGATGCTGGCTGGGTGACGGGGCCGTACGCGGTGGAACGATCACCAAGGGGCGTGACCTGTTCGAGATCCTGGAAGCGGACGGCCACGCGCTCGGGGTGGAGCAGCTCGACTCGCGCACGGACAAGTGCCTGACGCGGACCGTACGGGGTCTGCGGACGCAACTCATCGCGGAAGGACTGGTGTACAACAAGCACATCCCCAGCGCGTACCTGAGGTCGTCTGTGGGTCAGCGACTCCGTCTTCTTCAAGGCCTGATGGATACGGACGGAACCTGGAACACGGCCCGGTCAGATGCAACGTTCTACACGTCGGACAAGGGCCTGGTGACGCAGGTTGAGGAACTTCTTCTGAGCCTCGGGCAGCGTCCGAATATCTCGGAGAACTGGGTGACCGGGTACGGCAAACGGGTCCTGAGTTACCGGGCCACGTTCACCCCCGTGGACCTGAACCCGTTCCGTCTCCCGCGTAAGGCTGGCCAGGCCGAAGCCAGCCAGAAGTCCACGGTAATGGCGCGCCGGCGACTGATCACGGCAGTTGAGCCGGGCCCGGACGTGGACACAGCGTGCATCGGCGTGGACTCCCCCACGCACACGTATCTGTGTGGTGACCGGATGGTGGCCACGCACAACACAGGCAACATGGACTTCGGCCAGCTCGGGATCTGTGTTCAGCTCGCGGTGTACGCGGCCGGAGTGAACACGGCCGGGGTGTACGACCTGGACACCGGCACGTGGCAGCAGGGCCCCAAGGTCGAGACGGACTACGCCCTGGTGGCCCACATCCCGGTGGGGTCGGGCACCTGCGAGTTGCTCAAGGTCCCGATCGACACCGGCTGGGAAGCGGTGCAGACAGCTGTCCAGGTCCGCGACTGGCGGAAGATGAAGCGGCTGTTCACCCCGTACGACCCGGGAGACGACAGCAGCCCGTACCTGGACCTGCTGGCCAAGGAAGTGGGCGGCCCCGGTACGGTCCAGCCCCCGACCTGGGAACAGAGGTTCCGCGCGGTGGAGTCCCGGGCCGAGGCCGCTGCCCTGTACGGGCAGGCGCTGGCTGTCCTCGGGCAGGGCGCGGAGCTGAACGCCCTGGTCCAGATCGGCATGCGCGCACTGGCCGAGCTGGACCAGCGGACCGGTTGACAACCGGCTCCTGATTTAGGAAAATGGAAGTAGCACGGGACCGGGAAACCGGGCCAGCTACCCGGCCACCAGCGGGTGTGCGAACTGGTGGCGGGGTTGGCGCCCCGAAGCTGGACCGGTTCCAGGAAAGTCCTTCGCTACGGCGGGTCCACTGGGTGCAGACCGGTCCAGCACAATTCCACAGAGACTGCCCCCGCCCCGCCGGAAACGGCGCCAGCGTGAACCTTGTCCGAGAGGGAGCTGAGTGAAGTCGGACGGGCGGGGGTGCAGGAAGTCGCAGCAGATCGGACCGGGGAGAAGCTTTCCCCCCGGGGGATTGTTTGGCGACTGGCGGCGGCCGGTAAACGTGGCGCGTGTTGGCAGAGCGGCCTATTGCAGCCCTGGGAACGGGGTGTGAGAGCCAGAGGAGCAACGTCCAGCTAGCGGACGCCCGAGGCAGGAACCACGGGTTCGAATCCCGTACACGCACTCCTTCGGACATTGAGACGGGTTGCCAGACCTGGTCCGGTGGACACACAGCGGGGCCGGAGATGAACGACCGCTAGTTCATCAGAGTGATCGGTAAGTCCCGGCCCCGCACCCAACGGAAACAGCAACGGAAAGAGACAGAGCATGAGCAACGAAGACCCGTTCGCCAGCGCCTCCGGATTCGAATCGATCATCGACGCGGACCACTTCGGCAAGCTGATCCTGTTCACCCCGCTGGAGCACGTCTTCGGCGTGAAGACCAAGTTCTCCACCACCGAGAACCCCACCTGCGACGTGATCGACACCGACGCGGTGGTTCTGGACGGAGACGACGGGATCGAGGAGTTCGAGGCGGTGCGGGTCTTCCAGGGCCCGGTCATCGCCACTCTGAAGCGGGCCGCGAAGTTCAACGACGCGAACCCGGGCGGGGACCCGAAGACCGGCAAGCCGAAGATGGTCCTGGGCCGGCTGGACCGGGGCGAGGACAAGACAGGCAAGCTGACGGAGGTGCTGAAGTTCACCGCCGCGGATAAGCGGGCGTGGATCCTCACCCCGCCCTCGGAGGAGGACAAGCAGATGGCCCGTGACTACCTGGCCAAGCGGCCGGCCGCTGAGGCCCCGAACCCGTTCGAGATGTAGTACTCCGATGGACCGGAACGGCCCCCACTTCCCCGCCCCCGTGGGAAGTGGGGGCCGTTCCCTGTTCCGGATACGCTGAGCTTGACGAAGCGGACGACACACGACGGAGGAACGATGACGACACACGACACCCTGCCCGGCCCGGACGACGTGGGGTACGAGGGTTCATGGCTCCTGCCCGCATCAGGCGGAGGCGAACCGGTCTCCGTGACCGGCGCGTTCATCGGCATGGCCAGCTCGCAGCGCGACAGCC